TCCTGGAATAGCCGCTCGGAACAGTTTCGCTTGATACTGAGAAGAACGCTGGTGCCCAATAATCGTAGAAGGGCTTCCGTTACATGGTGTTCGCTCAGATAATCTTCGTATTCAATGTAAATTAATGTATTGCCATGAACGCTGAATGTGCGGATGCTGTGTGGCACGCTTTCAAAGTACAAGTCTATCACATGCTTGTACGTTTTAGTTTGAGGTTTCATTTTTATCCTCCTTTTTTGTTTTAAATAGTTGATTTATTCGTGTTCTTCCTTCGTGCGTATAAAGGCAGAGCGGCTGCATTTGCAAATTTATCAAATTTAAACAGATGTGCCCGACTTCGCAGCCGGGCACATTTGTCAATGCTTAAAAGCATACATTCCTGAAAACTCACTTCTTACCTTGCTCGAAAACATCGTAAACCACGGTGCCCGACTGGCAGAATCCTACCAGCCACGGTATGTATTCCACCCGGGGCTCATCGTAAAACTCTTCATTCTCCAGGTCGAAGCGTATCTCACGGCGGAAGTTCACGCAGAAGTTGATGCGCTCTTCCGGATGAAGCATGGGAAGGTCCATATATCCGCGATGATAGTTGATGAAAGCGCGGAGGGTGTCGAAGAATGCGGCATACTTCCGGTCGTCGTCCTTGTAGAGCAGATGCACGGATAGGTCGATGGCCACGTAACACTCTTTCACGTCTATCCCAATCAGTTTCTCACGTATCATTTTATCTATGGTGTCAAACCGTGACAGGTATATGGCTGCGGCATTTTTCTTCTTCCTGCTGAAAAGTGCCTTGATAAGTCTGCGCATTTTCATGGCTGTAATATATTAAAATTGTTGCATTACACGCAAAAATAGCTAAAATTCGGTTGAAAATATAAAATCAATGACAATTATAAATTATTTTTCCTTATATTTGCATTGTGTTTTAAAACTCTCACTTCACCCCTGTCCGTCTTCCCTGAAGCGGGCGGGGGTCATCGTTTCTATCAGGGCTATTCTTCTTCGCCCCATTCGTCTTCTTCATCGTCGCCATCGTCTGCCGGACGCTCCATCATGCGGCGGGCTATGAGGGCTTTCATGCTCACCAGTCCGGTGCGCACTTCGGCTTCTTTGTCGTGCGTTTCTTCGGTAGTGCAGATTTCTTCGTCCACATGCCAGCGGACGCAGAACAGGGCGGGATGTCCGTCGTAGGCCGTCTGCATGGCGAATCCCCTGCGCTCCAGTTCCACCAGATACGGCGGAAGCGGGTCGGGCATCTTCGGAATGGGCCATGCCTGGAAGTATTCACGGATGCGGCGCACGGTAAACACTTCGTCGGCATACTCCTCACGCTCCACCGGCTTGTAGGTGTCGGTAAAGGCATCCACCAGTTGCATCAGCGCTTTGGGCGGCTGCAGGGCCGGGTCCTGATATTTCAGTTTCTTCTTGCTCATTCTTAATTCTTCATTCTTAATTCTTCATTCTTAATTAAGCCGACATCGGCATACCCACGCCTATCATGCGGCCCGATCCGTAATAGCGCACACCGATTACCAGCGTGTCGAATGCGTCGCTCAGGTCTGTACGTGTACTCAATTCTGCCTCGATGTCGTCCACTTCCTTCGATACGCGGTTCTTTTCCTGGCTCTTGTCTTTCTCAAAACCGTTGCGCCCTTCCTTCACACGTGCATTCTCCATGGAGGCAATCAGATACTCGTTGTTCTCCTTATTGATGCGAAGGAACGGGCGCTGAGTGCCGGCAAAACAACCGTTCAGGAACTCGTACTTCTTGTTGTGGCTCATGGGCCGTCCCATGGGTACTTCGATGACGTTCCATCCGTGACTGCGAAGCACTTTCTTTACGATGTTGTAGAAACGGGTTTCTTCGTGGCGCTCGCTGGCGTAGGCGGCTCCCTGCTTGGCGGTGTCGTCGTAGTAGAAAATCACGTCGCGGCAGGTCAGGCGGTGCGGCTCATAATACTTGCAGAACATCTTGCAAAGTCCCTCGATACGGGTGTTCTTTACGTTGGTCATGCTGTTGAGTATGCGCAGCACGCCGGTGTTGCTCCGGCTGTCGGTCTGCCCTATCGCCAGACAGTTGATGTGGGCGTTGTAGTCGAAGGCGATGCGCAGCGGTTCTCCGGGCTTTATGTCAGTATCCAGACAGCAGTCCTGTGCCTTGGAAAGCTCGTTCAGGTCGATGCTTTCCGACTCTACACGCAGGGTACGCCCGCCGTTGTATATCTGCGTAATGGTGCGTTTCTTGTATTTCTGTGCGGCTTCCAGCTGCTCTTCGTCGTTACTGAGGTAACAGTGCACGTCGGGGTCGAAGTTTGCATAATAGCCGTCGTTGATTTCTTCCTTCTCGACGTTGCGGATGGAGATGTCGAACATGGTGGGGGTAAGTTCTTTCTGCATGGTGCGGATGAACTGTTCGCCCAGAATGTCGATGTTTTCTATGCTGGAAAAGGAGAAGTAGATGCTGGCCTGGCAGCGCAGCTTGTTCAGCTCACGCTGGTATTTGGGGGACTGCACGATTTCCGGGCAGATCTGTGCCTCACGTATCATCTCCGCAATCTTCCGGTTTATTTCCGGTGTCTGCTCGTCACGGCGCTTCCGGAGCCATGCCTGACGCTTTGTAAGCGGTGCATCGCTTACAAAGAATATACTCTTGTAATACGGATTCAGGTTTTCATCGAATCCGGGATGATTGGTGTTGATACCGCGAAGCGTAGGAAGAATTTCGGCCTTAATCAGTCCTTCAGGCATAAAACGGCACTCGTCGCCGATAATGGAGCACGAGTCCATACCGTTGGCAGCAGCCTTCACTCCGGTAGAAATCATGTAGTACACGAATCCGTTCCAGAAGTGGATGCAGTTTTCCCACACCTTCGGCTTTACGATGGGTTCCTTGAAATTGCATTTTGCAGGAGCGTGTCCACGAAAGAAATGGACTCCCTCCTTCAGTCCGGTCATTCGCTCCAGCGAGTAAAGCGTTTTAGGTACGGTCTTTGTGAAAAGCTGCTTGATACTGTTACCTAAGAAAAGTCCGGTTCCGCGCGGCATGGACTGGATGCAACCGGCCATTTCGGGCGTAATCAGTCCGTCGGTTTTACCTGTACCACGACCTGCTTCTACGGTGGTATTCCGGCATCGGTAGTTGTACACCGCACGCTGGGCCGGATTCATGTAGATGTAGTTGGCCGCAGTTTCCTGCTCCTCCGCTTCCTGTACGCCCGACAATGCCGAGGCGTGACGCTGTGCCCGTCGGAGTGATTCCTCGCGGGCGGATTCATAGTCGTTTCGTCGTGCCATGGTTTATTCCTCCTCTTCCGGTTGTGTGAAATCGTCCCGGTTTACTTCATCGTACTCCTCGTCCGGAGCGTTTTGTCCCTCGCTTACATATACTCCTTCTTCGTCTTCCACCATTTCCTGCCACTGGTCGAGCTTCACGCCGTACTTCTTTCTCAGGCGGCGCATTTCCTCGCTGTCGTGACCGGTTTTGTTCGGGAATTTCTTCTTGACATCCGATGTAATGACTACCGGCATGCGTATCAGTTCATCGCCCAGTTCCTCCGGTGTTTCCGGCTGATCCAGACGGTCAATCTTGGTGAGCAGGCTGGCACCGTTGTACACCGCTTTCATGTCGCCCGTATCGGCCCCGTTTCGCATCATCAGGTCGGCAGCGTGGCGCACCTTCATCGAGGAAATGTTTCGCTGTCCATTGGCGTAGAACGACGAAATGAAGTCTATTACCTTCAGGTCGCCTCCCAACTGACTGTACGTTCGTTTCCACCGGTTGATGATGTACTGCCGCAGATTCATGAACGGGTCCTCCTCAAAGCGCTTGTACGCATCCAGGCAGACTTCCACCCGTTTTTTCTGCTCGTCGGTAAAGGCCATGTTCTGCCACGGCACACCCGTTTCAAAGTGCTTCCGCAGCAGGTCGTAGAATCGTTGTGCTATTTCGCTTGCCATAGTTTGTGTTTCCGTGTTGTGCTTATAAATCAGGGGAAATGTTTAACTGATTTCCCCCGATTCTTTAGATTTGTATCATTGTAAAATCTCCCAGTCTTCAGCAAACACATCCGCTATGGAAGGATTCCATGAGTCAGCACGACCGGTATTCTCATTGTAAATAAGACACTGGCACGTGTAATTAATAAATCCTTTGCCTTTCAGAATAATGTCTTTGGCGGATTGAGGGAGTGATTGCATTTTCGGTATTACATCGTTCCCAATGTGTGAAGGAACCTGCTTGACGACAAACATTCCTTTACCATTCCAGCCTTTTCTGCGGACTGCTCCACCTTGTTTGAGGACTTCAATCGCATCACCGAAACACATCGAATCACCATTCTCATTCACTGGTAAATAGGTCTTTTCAAAGATGTCAGGTTTACATGGGTAGAACTCTCCATTTACTCCTTTTATGATGTAATCTCCTACATTAGCAGTCATATTTCCTTCTAACGTATAAATCAAAATGCTAGAGTTTTCATAAATATCACCGATATTCTTTTTATCAAATCCAGCAAATGTCAAAATATCCAAGGCGTTTGAACCATCCCATCTTACAGCTTCAATAACCACAGGTCTTTTCTTATATTTCATAGTTGTATTGGGGTTTTTAGACTGTTTCAACACATTTGTATCTTTTCTCAAATTCCGCTTTGGGAATAAAACTGACGCATCCATTGGAATCTACTACTTTGTATCCTTCCACTCTCGGTTCCATGGTTTTGGGGATTGCATCCGTAGGAAGGTAAATATTACCACCTTTCAGAATTGCTTCCGTAGCCTGAACTTCTTCTGTTCTGATATATTTCTTCATAATCTTCTTAATTTATTATTGTGCGTATCTTTAAACCATCATTTGTATTTGGTCACGAAACAATTTTCATGACCAAACCAACTGCTATTTCATAATGCTTTTGGTATGCTCCTTCATCCGAAACATCTCCGCAACATTCTCATACTCTTCCGGAGAAGTGGTAAGCGTAAACATCTGCATGGCGTTGCTTCGCTGGGTGTTCAAACTTCCCTGAATAACCAGGCTGTGCGATTTGCTCTTCACCGTGACGCAGCGGAAACCCACATTGTCCTCACACACCACCAGCCGTCCCGACTTGATAAAATCGCCCAACTGCGTGCGAATCTCCTGACGCTGGTTGAAGGTGGCTCCTGTGGATGCAGGCTGCGCTACCAGTATCATTTTGCTGACGTCAGCAAAATGGTTCGACGGATTTGTAGGATCGGGCTTCACACGCGAAAGAATACGACGGATGGTTTGAATGAGCTTCACATCGAGCCGCACCATGACAATACCCATTTCTCCTCCGGAACAGTAGCCGGACAGCGTGCCCAGGAGGTCGCACATGTCCCAGTCGGAGTAGCTGAAGAAGTTAGCAGCCGTATGCTTCTCGCTGCACTCGTCAATCATTCCTTCCAGCTGCTTGTGGTAGCAGCATGGCTCAATTATTCTCATAATGCACCTCCTTTCATCTGGCCTTCGGTTACACTTTCAGTAGGATCTACTTTCTTGCGTGCGGTTTCTGTAGTTTTTTTCGGTTCTTCCGCCGTTTCTGTACGGTTTTCCGTTGTTTCGGCACGCTTTTCCTCTTTTTCTGTACGTTTTTCGGTATTTTCGGATCGTTTTTCTGCTTTTCCTTCCGATACCTTTGGCTCCTGATTTTCGGTGTAAGCAGGCTTTGTCTCTGCCTGTACGGATGCAACCGGAGCGTTTACACCGGGAATGGATATGCCTGCTGCAGTAGCTACTTCTGCCGTTTTCTTAGGCAGGTTTTCTCCCCATTCCATCAGCTCCTCGATACGAAGGCGAAGCTGTTCCTTGTACTCCTCGGTAATCTTCACGTCGCTGCGGTTGATGTATTTCTTGTTTCCTTCCACGCGGGCCTTGCGGCACACTTCCTGCTGGCGTACATCCTTCATGGCTTCTATCTCGGCACGGGTAAAGTCGCCAGGACGTTTCATGCTGTCGGCTGTGGAAGTTTCCGGCTCGGTGTAGGTACCGTTAAGGGCTGCATCCACATTGGTCCAGAACGCGCGGATTTTCTGCTCCGATGCGATGGCTTTCTGTGCCATGTCGGCACGTGCTTCGTCGCTTACGTTGGGGTTTTCGGCCATTACTTCCAGCGTGCCGCGATACTCGGCCAGTTCCAGGTACATGGTGGAAAGTTCTTTTTCTCCCTTGTCGCGGAGAGATTTCGGCAGCTTATCTTTATAGAGGGCAAATTCTTTCGGTCTGCGGCCGTCCACTTCCTGCTCTTCGTACTGGCGTGCGGTCATGTTTCCTTCTTCATCGGGCGCACCGTCATCAGGAACTATCGCTTTGTAACGAACGGTTCCAACCGGACCGCGAGTGGCTTTCTTGGCCAGTCCGGATTTCTTCCGTACTTCCTGCAGGAACAGGTTCATCTTGTTGAGTGCACGGCGGGCTTCATAGCGCTGTACGTCGCGAAGGAAGTCTTTTGCCCGCACAATGGCCGACACCAGACGGCATCCTTCGTCGAAATCCTTCACAGGCACCTTCATCCAGCATTCGGCCAGCGCCAGCAGTTCCGGAAAAGTTTCGTCCGTCCATCGTTTCACCCGGTCCAGATAATCTTTCTTTTCTTCCTCGTTCATGGTTCTGTAGTCTTTTAAGTATTCTTTTTCTGTAATCATAACCTTTGTTTTTCAATTACTTTACCCCAAAAGTAGGGAAAACCAATATGTCGTTGAAGGACATAAAAAAGTCCGGCACCGATTAGCAAGTGCCGGACTTTCATCCACTTTTTCGTTTGTTAGATATGCAAATCAAACGGTTATCCTCCATCTCCTAAACTTGCCTCTGATTTCAGCGTCAATGTACCCGACCAGGTAGTCAGGGAGTAGCGGTTCGGGTTGCTGGTCACTGTTACCGCATGACCGCTGTCAGAATCCGGAGTAGTACCACTGTCGTAGTTGTTGTTCACTTCCGTACCGAAAGTTGGATCGTACACTACATAGTAACCTCCTGCAGGGTTTTCCGCAAAGAAAATAGCGTCTCCACGGTTCTTCAGGATACGGAGCACATGGGCTGCGTTTTCCACGTCCTTGTCGATGGTAAATATCAGCTGTACGTTATAGCCCTTTGCACCTTCGTTACCAGTTGAAGAAATCTGACCGCTCTGTTTCTTGATACGGAACTTCCACGCTCCCTTACCAGGAGAAAAAGCAAAAGAAGCTTCAGTAAATGCAGCTTTAGATGCTTCATATACAGGCTTTGCCGTAAGGTCTTCCGGATAAGCGACATAAATCTGATTACCGATACCGGCAAACTGTTCATCGCAACCGGCAGCAGCCTGACCAATATCCATTAAGTCACATGATAATTCTGCCATAATTGTCTTATTTTGAAGTTTGTATAATCGTTATCCCAGCCCCGATTTGATAGTCAGAGTTCCGTCCCAGGTAGTCAGGGAGTATCTGTTCGGGTTGCTGGTAACAGTTACTGCATGACCGCTATCAGAATCCGGAGTAGTACCACTGTCGTAGTTGTTGTTAACTTCCGTACCGAAAGTAGGGTCGTACACTACGTAATAACCTCCTGACGGGTTTTCTGCAAAGAAAATAGCGTCACCACGGTTTTTCAGGATGCGGAGCACATGAGCTGCGTTTTCCACGTCCTTGTCTATGGTAAACATCAGCTGTACGTTGTATCCTTTTGCCCCTTCGTTACCAGTTGAAGAAATCTGTCCGCTCTGTTTCTTAATACGGAACTTCCAGGCTCCTTTACTGGCCTTGAAAGTAAATGCTCCTGAAGCAAAAGCCGCTTTTCTCTCATCGTATGTGGGAGGTGCTTTCAAATCTTCCGGATAGGCTACATATATCTGATTACCGATACCGGCAAACTGTTCTTCGCAACCGGCAGCAGCCTGACCAATATCCATTAAGTCGCATGATAATTCTGCCATAATTGTCTGGTTTTAAAAGTTTGTGTTTGTGTTGTGAAGGCTGCCAAACTTGGCAGCCTGTTTTATCTCAGCGGGCGGGTTATTATTCGCCTTCCGGTTTGAAGATGGCCTGAAGGTAGGTCGGGTATCCGTTGTAAACGATGTCACGCGGAGAGATTGTTGCACCGTCGCTCCATGCCTTGAACTTGTATCCAGATTCAGCAGCAGGAGTCAGTTTCACGGTTTCGTCCTTCGTATATACATCCTTTTGCGGAGACAGCGTTACCTTACCCCATTCTTCGTTGTTGGAAGTAACGGTCAGGGTATTCTTCTGGTAGTCACCGTTCAGCTGTTCAATCTGTTCGATAGTACCGTCGCTCACACAGAACTTGGATGGTGCGATGTCCAGAATACGTGCGCCTACGGTAGACTGTACCTGGAAAATCAGCACGTTCAAGTCGTTCGGGTCGTGACTCATCATCACCGAGTTCCAGTCGCTTGCACGGTCAAGACCGAACTGCAGGTTTTCAGGGAGAGTTGCAATCATACGATTACCCTTACCAATAATACCGTCGGTTACAATCTTGATGTTTTCCATTCCCACGAATGAGAATCCTTCACCGCCTGCACTTGTAGTCTGCAATCCGGTAAACTTACGCATGTAGCTGTGGGTAATGAGTCGCTTCTGCTTCGGCGACATGTAAACGATTACTTCCTGAGCGTTACGCAACAGCGGATGCCATCCTTCCACCCATTCTACAAATGCGTCGAAGTATTCTCCATCCTGAGTTTCAGGACCTTCGTTAATCGGGTCGCAAGCCACAAGGTTTCCTTCCTTGGAAGAAATCTTACCCTGATTAATAAGGTTGTTAATGATAGTCCAGTAACCGTTGTACAGACTGAGCGGGTCGTCTTCTCCCAATTCAATGTTACCGAAGAAAAGGTTGCTCAGGTTATCGCCGGCAAACTGCTTACCAATCTGACGAAGGATAAATTCTGTAACCGGTGCATTGTAGGTTCCGTTTGAACCCAGGATGCTGAACGGCTGTTTTTCGCGGAAGTTCTGAAGGTTTTCGTAGTAACGTGACCAAATCTGGTTCATCACCAGTTTGCTTTCGTCCATGAAACCAAGGGTTGACTTCAGCGTAGAACCTTCCTTGTAACGGCGGGCTTCACCACCCTTACGACGGAAAATGATTTGAGTCTGTGCGTATTCAATATCTTCGATAACCTTGATGCGAAGTTTGTTGAACACTGCCATGTTATCGAGAACCGGGCTTTCGATGATGTCCGGAGCAAGAATGTCTTTTACATGCGATACATTCTCTTCACTGAGTGCGTATAACTTTGTAGCCATATTGTTTGTGTCTGGTTTAGTTTTTGTGTCGTGTTCTTATCTCTTATCGTGCTTTGCTGATTTCAGCATCACGCTTGCGGCGGGCTTCAGCTTTTTCGCCCCAGCTCATGTTTTCACCGCATACGCTCTGCACATGGAACTGTCCGCTTTCCTGACCTCCGTTGTTGTCTTTCGGCGGGTCCTGCGGAGTAGGTTCCAGCTGTGCCGTTTCGCTCAGCTCCTTGATTTCCGCATCCTTCTGTTCGATGCTCTTCTGAGCTTCATTCAGCTTCGCTGTCAGTTCTTCCGATTCCTTCTTATGAGCGTCCTTCAATGAAGAAACCTCTTTTTCGTGTTCCGCTTTCAGGTTGGCCAGTGCTTCCGCATGGTCTTTCTTCATCTGTTCGATGGTTGCGTTAAGCTGTTCTACTTCCGTGAGTTTTGCAGCCAGCGTAGATTCCGTCTGTTTAGCTTTCATGACGAACTCTTCTACATTGTCCGCCATGGTTTCCACCATGTAGAAACCGCCGTTTTCTTCGACTACCAGGGAGTTTACCTTTGCAGCCGACTGAATAAATGGATAGCTTTTTGCCATAGTTGCTTGTTTTTGAGTTTGTGATTCTGTTTTATCTGATGCCGGCTGCTCCACAGAAGCCTGTTCCTGTGTTCCCGGCTGCTTTTCTTCCTTGATTCCTGCCGATTTGCTGTCCTCGCGTGAGGCTCCGGACGAATTTCCTTTCTGACTCTGACTCACTCCGGCCAGCTGCTGCACGCGGTTCACGCAGAACTTGAAGTCGCCCTGACCGTCGACCATGGTACCCACCACATCGCCCGCATCAAAAGTTTTTCCGGTCAGCTGGTCGTCCGTCACTCTGGGACGGCGCTCGCGTACCATCTGCTGAAAGTCGGCACAGTGCCGGTTCAGCTCTTCCTTGATGCCGTCATAGTTCCCCTCGGCCGCGTCGCGGTACTCCTTGTTCTTATAAGGAGATCCGTCGGCGTAAATCTCGGCGTACCGTTCCTGAGTCACGGTGTTCACATCGCCGTCCTTGTTAGTGAGCATCGCGCACATTGTACCGATACATCCCACCGTGTCGTGCGGATTGGTGAAATACACTTCGTCGCAGAGGGCCATCAGCGCATAACCGGCACTGCAGGCCATCCCGTCGATGTGACCCACAATCTTCTTTCCTTTTGATCGGGCGTAGTTGAGGGCCATCTCATAGTCGTACTTCGCCATGCTGCTACCGCCCGGGCTGTCCATCTCGATAATAAATCCGATGGTATGCGCATCGTCAGAAGCACGCATGATGATGTCCTTGTGTTCCTTGCTTCCGTAGGAACACAGGTCGCCATTACGAAGAATGGGGCCCTGTACGTCGATAACCGAAATAATGCGGTCGCCTTCCCCTATATCGTTCCATCCGGTTACATCATCGTAATCTCCGATGTAAGTCTTTTCAGCATATCCGGTACGCGAAGAAAGGAAGTAAGGTCGGTCGGTCCGCTCGTCCGGTTTCTCGTAAGGACGGTGTGAGGCAATGTTGTCAAGAATCGTTCTCCGGTAAGCATGCAGAGACTCCGGGTAAAAGTCCCAGAATCGCGTAGACATGATTTCGTGAAATGCTCTTGTTGCCATTTTCGTTTGATAATTAATTGATTACATCACGAAATTACGCACGCGAAATGCGGTGATGAAGGACACAAAAAATGACTAAATGCGTGAATTACAGAAATATGCGGATGCTCAAACGGATTTTCTCTGCAAATAAAAACCTGCTAAGAATGAGCATGTTGTAAAACACAAGGAGTTTGTGCGAAAAAAAGAAATTTGCGGCGGACGCAAAGAAATTGAAGAATGCCACAAAGACGATAATGAAGATTTACCTGCAGGACGAAAGAAAAACGCGCACAAAAAGAAAGGCCCAAAGAAAAAATGCCGCCCCACACACGTATGCAGGAACGGCATTCCAACGGAAAGAAAAAAGCAATATATATAATAAGGTGTAGATGTCAGACCACACGCTGTGCGCCGGTCACGTTTCGGATGGTGAGTGTGCACGAAATCACGCCGTCGCCTTCCTCATACTGAAATTCATAACCGTCGCTCACGGCACGCACAAACATTTCACCGTCGCCAAATGTTCTTACAATCAAATGGTTAGTGCTGTTTTTCAGCGTTTCAAGCTGCAAATAGGTTTCCTGCGTTACCCTCTCTACCTCCCAACTCACCGTCACTTCGTAAGAATCGCCGGCCACGCTGGTTTCCGCGCTCTCCTTCAGGCTCCCCGATTTCGGTTTCATCTGAATGGAAATCTTACGGTCGCCCGACACAGAAAAATCAGGTTTGTCACTTTTCTTCTCAATATTGAACGGGCGGGAAAACGTAACCGCGTCGTCCGGATAAGCTTCAATGCTGCCTATCAACTCGTAATAATTCTCGCTGCAATTCATGATTTATGTGTTGTTTTTTGGGGGGGTGAAAATGGCGGGGACAAAGTTACTGACAAATCGCACCAACTATCTTCGTTTCTTTAACTTTTATTTATTACTATTCATGTATAAATTTATGGCGTGTATATACAGATTCTTCCGGTTCTCGACTCAAGCTCTTCTTTTCTCACTTTGATGTCAGACTTCATTCTGGATTTGATTCTCCACCAATATCGCATCATGCTCTCAAATCTTTTCATGTCTATATCGTACAAAACAATGAAATCAGACATGACATCTTCGGAAGTAACATGTTCGCCCATTCTATTTGCCCGGAAAATACAGTCATCATGAAATCTGGCGAAATCATACCAAAACTCACGTTTCAATTCATTCCTTATCTTCTTACTCCCGTTGATATTCAGGTGAAAAAACTTATCCACTTTCACCTCACCGCTAAATTTGCAGACGCTTTCAGGCATTTCCAACTCCAGGTAATCTTCTTTCTCTTTTTCAGTCAACATTTTAAACTGAGCGGTAAATAATGATTTCTGAGGTTTCAAATGAAAGGCTACTTCATTAAAGGAAAAATCTGTTATACCCGAAAAATCTGCATCTCTGAACAAGTGAGTCTTCATATATACACCCAGAAGGCTGTTCTGAGGAAACCTGACCGGAGTTCCATACTTTATTTCGAAGTATTTCTTATAATAATCACTCACTTTAAGGAAGCATGAGTGACGCTGCTCATTCATTGAATTTTTTGGCATGGTAGTAAGATAAAGTCTGTAAATCAATTAATCAACAGCAAGTTACGGACGATTCAACACCAATCGGAATTTCATTCAACAAAAAAAAGTTAAGCGTCTGGTGCCTTGTTTTGCGTGTTTTTCACGATTTTGCAAAGCTGTGCAATTTTCTTGCAAGACACTTTTCAATACATATTTATTTAATTATCAATTATTTATAGTGGATGATAAATAATAAATAAATAGTTATTGCCGATTGTTCATTAATTTTGAAGTGAAGAAAACGTATTTTTCGGTAAAGAACAGATTTCAGGCTGTCCGGCTTTTTCTCTTATGTCCATTGCGTAGCTTTCTTTGTTATACGATGAAGTTGGATATAAAGGAAGTAGAACGAAAGGGGAAAGGCGTGCTTTGTCGTCCCGCGTTCCGCAGGCCGACCTTTCCCTCCTTTCGTTCTTTCAGGTTTCCCTTCGGATTCCTTCCCCATTCGGACGCTCACAGGAAGAAATGATTCGACTGATGTACACCCTTCTCTACCCTACAAAAAATTTTTATTTTAAAGATTTTGTAAACTCGTTTTTCGTGAAAAATCGGCAAAATATCAAAAAGTACAATACTTTTAATTGATTATCAGATAGTTATTCATTGCAAAAATTTCGCCAACGCTTCGCAAGCTTTGCAAAATTGCTTACAAATAATACTTAACTAACTGATTATCAAATTGCAAAATGTTTTGCAAAGGGTGTGTAAAACTTGTAATATTTGATACTGAATTGATTTTCTAAGCGATTTTCTCTTTGTGCCGGAACGATTTTCCCAAAAGTTTCGTGCCTACGCCACTCAAATGGCGTAACTACGCAGCAAAAGTGTCTATTAAGCGCGGCCACAGTGGCGATACTACGCCAGTTTGGAATTTATGTGACGAAATACGGCTTTTGTTGACAGAAAAAGGCGTAAAAGTGCTATTACATACACTTCTACGCCTCCTTAAAAATGAATCAGATTGTGATTAATTATCGTTTTAATTCGACCAGTAGATAAAACTTATTGTACAAGCTTCGTTTATGAAGGACTAAAAATCATCCTTCTTTCGTGTCTCCTTTCTTCTGGTTATATTCTTTGTTTATTGAGTCTTTGAAAAGTTCTGCTTCCTTTTCTTTCATGCGGCGTTTCATTTCTTCGAGTACAGCAGCTTCTACCAACTGCCGGTTTTTCTTGACGATGGAAGCCCGCTCATAATCTTCATCTTTCACAAACTGTTCGATTAGCCTGTTCTGTGCGTCGATGTAAACCGCGTCAATGGTGTGAGGGCTGTATTTTATGTAGTCGTCAATTTTGAGGACGGCGTGATACAGGTCGTCTATTTTCTTCTCGTTTCGGGTCATCCATCGCGATATGGACCGGTAAATCAGGAATAGCGCGGTGGAGTTAATGCAAACAAAAACGATGCTGATGATTAAGTCTGCGGTATTCATAATTAAAATTTGTTGTTCCCGTGCATGCGCGGACGGGTGCGGTTATACTTCATTTTTTGTTCGATGTGCCAGAGGAGGTCGAATCCTTTGATTTTGGACATAATAAACACTTCTTGTAATATGTTTACAAAGAATTGAAGAGTGGTAATATGACACACATTATACGATGCGATAAATCTTGTCAGATTGTAGCACCACTCTGTAAAAGTATCCTGGCTTTTATCTTTGTATGTCTCTTCCTTTATCTCAAGCGGGAATTTTACCCCTAAGAAACTAACTCCCAGCAAACCTGCCAGGTCAAGCATACGGATGCAGACATCGGAAAGTTCATCTTCCACACTATCTTTTATATACGCTTCAAAATCTTCCTGGAATCTTCTTACTCGGGTTTCTTCGCTAAATGGGGTATTGTTTCCTTGCCATTCATTAAACTTTGCCATATCGGACCGTTTTCCTTTTCTTTCGGCCTGCACAGCTTCCATCAGCTCGCTAATGACCAGACAAAGGAAATGCTCGGTACTTAAATCCTCGTCGTGCCAGCCGTGTTCTACGGCGTTCTGGTAGGCTTCATCTCTCAGTTTGTTCAGGTTTATCGCTTCAATTGTTTCCATCTATTACGTCTCCTTTCTTTAGTTTTCTTGCTTCTTTTTCATTTCTATAATACAGCGTGATAACACATGGCCGGCCATTCTTTTCGGCCACAGCCTGCACCTCGTATTTATTGGTGCGTGCCCGGTAAAGTACGCTCACTATTCGCTTGATTGTGGTTGGCATAGGCTATTCTCTCCGTTAATTATTTTAATTGCTTCCTCTAAAGTAATTTTACCAAAAATGTAATCCATTCTTACTTCTTTTAATTTCTCCTCTAATGTCTTTTCGTAGGTTATACATTTATTTTTTTTCTATATCTGTTACCTCTCCAGATATTTCTCTGGCTTTATGCAATAAGTAATTCTCCGATTCTAACCGTTGAAGTTCTGTTTCTTTATCGGAAAGGAACTTTTCTTCCACCATCCGGATGGCAGAAATCGCATCCTCCAGGGTAACATAGGCTGTATGGTTTTCGCGCCTGTGCAGCCGGCCTTGGTCATCCGTGAAATCTCCACTGGGGAGAAGGTAAAGATTTTCTCTCTCCCATCTTACCCGGTTTCTGCACCATACTTTCATGCGTTCCTTTAAAAATCGTATTGCGTCCATTTTACTCTTTCACTATTAGTTCTACTTCTCCTACAGCCATTTATCCAAACCTTTTATTAATCGACCAGAGTTATATTGCAAAGCGTATAAGGAACTGCGCCTTGAAGATTGCGGTATCAACGAGATAAGGGAAAACGCCCTTTATCATATCACACCCGACTATTCCATCTCTATGCTCGACGAATGGCGGAAATCCGCAACAGACATCTGCTATCTGGCGGAAGTCACTCCTGAAAAGGCGGACTACATCAATGGGCTGTTACGTATGCGTGTGGTGGATGAAATCATACTTTATACGCTTCCTTTCATTGCCGGAACGGGAAAGCGTTTCTTCCAGTCCGCCTTGCCACAGGAACAATGGACGCTGACCTCGCAGAAGGTGTACCGCAACGGAGTGGTCCGCCATATCTATAAAGCGTGCGTTTGATGTCCGGAAAATGGACGAATGTTCAGGAAATGAACACTTTAAGTCGAAAATAATTCCTGACAGACAAATAAATTGCAAAATTATCACACTGAAATCCAGCACCTTGCAGAGAGTGTGCCGGATTTTTTATTTTATGAACACGCTTTTTGCCAATCATATTCATGTGCGCATACCGAAAAACAGAGTGTAAAATTTCAAAATTGACAGGATATGAATTATTTCTTATTGGCGGAAACCGAGTTCTTCCGCCGTATAAACGAAGCCGGGGACTGCAATATGGAAACGGCATATACGGCTTTCGCCACGCAAGTAATCGAGCTATGCAGCGGCAATGTGGACACCAACCGCACCATCATCGCACTGGCTTACATCGAAATCGAGTTGCAGCACCATCCCATGCGCAATCTTCCCGAAGAAAAGAGGGAGGTTGCAGCCTATATCAGCAAGGCACTCTCTTTAGTGAGGAAGATGCAGAAGTTCCTTGCCGCTCCCCAAGTGCCACCACTAATCCCCATCCGTACATCCTCCGACAACACAACCGAAAATCCCGCCTCACCCCTGCAATGGACGGGCAACGCCATCGACCTCGTGGAACTTATCTACGGCATCAACGAGATGGGCTGCATCAACAACGGCAACATGCCGCTCAAACAGCTCGCCCCGCTCCTCTACAAGATTTTCGGTATCGAATCAAAGGACTGCTACCGTTTCTATATCGACATCAAACGCCGGAAAAACGAAAGCCGCACTTACTTCCTTGACAGGATGCAGGAGAAACTGAACGAGAGGATGCTCCGCGACGAGGAAATGGAACGTTTGAGAAAATAATCCTGTACCAATGATGAATCAGGGGGTGACGTTATGTCATTCTCTGATTTTTTGTAGGTTTTGTCCTGCTGTGTAGATACATTTCGTTATCTATTCGCCCGAAAACCAGCGAAAAGCACTATCTTTGTACCCACGTTACAGAATTGTATATGAGCATAGACAACCTCGACATAATAAAACGGTTGATAGCCGAAAAAGAATGCGGACGGGTGGAGTTCAAGGAAACCACCGGACAGTTGGAGCGCGGCATGGAAACGCTTTGCGCCTTCCTTAACGGCGAAGGCGGCACGGTATTGTTCGGTGTCACCGACAAGGGAAAAATCATCGGACAAGACGTGAGCGACAAAACCAAGCGGGATATAGCGGACGCGATCCGGCGTATCGAGCCGTTTGCCACAGTTGAAGTTTCTTATACTGAAATACCAGACACTGGCAAAAGTGTCATCGCACTGTCTGCGGAAGAACAAAGATATATGCGTCCGTTCTCTTACAAAGGACGGGCTTACCTGCGGGTGGAAAGCGCGACATCCATCATGCCGCAGGAGATATATAACCAATATCTGATACAGCGGGGCGGGAAATACGCTTGGGAGGCAATAGCAAATCCTGACCTTAAAATATCCGACCTTGACGAACATGCCGTCATTAGTGCTGTTCGCGGGGGAATCAGAAGCGGTCGTTTACCTGAAGCAACCATAAGGGAAGACTTGCCGACCATTCTCGAAAAATTCAGTCTGTTGCATGACGGGAAACTTAACAATGCTTCAGCAGTGCTGTTCGGTCATGATTTTTATTATTATCCCCAATGCCTGCTCCGTCTGGCGCGTTTCAAAGGCACGACGAAAGACGAGTTTATAGACAATCAACGTGTCACTGGGAATATCTACGCGCTGCTGGATGCTGCAATGGCGTTCTTTTTCAAACATCTGTCACTTTCCGGTAAGATAGAAGGGCTGTACCGTGAGGAAGAACTGGAAATCCCGTACAAGGCATTGAGAGAGTGCTGCACAAATGCGTTGTGCCACCGCCTGTACCACCGTCCCGGCAGTTCGGTGGGAATCGCCATCTATGACGACCGTGTGGAAATAGAGAACAGCGGGACATTTCCGCCGGATATAACAATGGAAAAACTGTTAAGCGGGCATAATTCAGAACCGCAAAATCTAATCATAGCAAACGTGCTGTATAAAAGCGAGGTCTTGGAAAGTTGGGGACGGGGCATCGGGCTTATGATAAGCGAGTGCCGGCGTGTCGGCATTCCGGACCCCGAATTTCACACGGACGGAAACAGCGTATGGGTCGTTTTCCGCTATACCCGGAAAGCAGTCGGGTCATACCCGACAGTCACCCCACAGTCGCCCGATAGTTACCCGACAGTTACCCCGCAAGTGGGAAAAGTTCTGTCTGCAATCGGGAATCAGACACTATCGACAAAAGATGTTATGGAAATGATAGGATTGAAGGACAAAAGCAATTTTCTGGAGCTTTATCTGTATCCTGCAATAAGGTTGGATTTAGTAGAACCGATTTATCCGGAAAAGCCGAAACACCCGCGACAGAAATACCGTCTTACGGAGAAAGGTCTGGATTTAATTAAAAATAAATAGTCATGAACTCGCAAACTGTAGAAATAACATCTGCTGGCATTAGGAAAATATTGAATAAATATACTCCAGAGCGAGCTATTGCCGAATATGTATGGAATGGATTTGATGCAAAAGCAACCGTTGTAAATATTGATTTTGAAATTGACAATGCAGAATTGGACACAATCAAAAATATTAGAATAACAGACAATGGTACAGGCATCTGCTATGAAGAATTACCTATAAAATTCAAAAAATTCTATGAGTCTCAAAAGAGAATAGCCAACGAGAATAATACTGAATTTACAAGAGGAAAAAACGGTTATGGTCGTTTTACTTTCTATAAATTTGCGAGATTTGCTAATTGGGAAACACGCTATAGTAAAGATGCACAAATAATGTCTTATGACATTAGAATTGATAGCGATACTTTAAAAGACTACACTACAACAGAGCCACTTGTATCTGATGACACAACAACAGGTACTTGTGTCGTTTTTAATGAGATTTCTTCTGATATTTCCAGTTTGTTTATAACGAAGACTCTTATCCCTTATCTAAAGGCTGAATTTGCGTGGTTTTTAGAATTGAAATCCGAATATCAAATATACATCAATGGGCAAGAATTAGATTATTCTTCTATAATAGCAGAACAAGAATCAATATCACCGATATTATCACATAACCAGAAAAATAACATCAACTTTCAATGCAAGTATATCCGATGGAATGTAAAGATGAATGATGAATATTCTCGATTTTACTTCTTGAATAATGACTTGGAGTTAAAATTTACCAAAACGACATTATTAAATGAAAAAGGAGATAATTTTTGGCATTCTGTAATTGTGATTGATGATTTCTTCAATGAAATCAATTGTGATAACGAATTAGACGATAATGCTATTCAACCTAAATTGTTTGATAATTCTGCTGATAGAAAATTATTTAAGGAACTAATTACGCAACTCAATGAGTTTCTCAAAAAGAAAAGACGCCCATTCCTAAAGGAGCAAGCAGAAGTTATGGTAACCAAATATAAGAATGAAGATGTTTTCCCTAAATTTGGTACTGAAGATTGGGATATAGTGCGTAGAGAAGGTTTGGAAAACTTCGTAAAGGAACTATACGAAGTAGAACCTGCTGTTTTCATGAAGTTGAACAAAGAACAAAAAAGAGTTTTCTTAGAACTTCTAAATTTGGTGATGGATAGCGGTGAGCGCGATAGTCTGTTTAAGATTTTAGATGCAGTTGTTGAATTAGACTCGAACGATAGGAAAGAATTTGCAAAAATATTAGAAATAACGAGGTTAAAACAAGTCGTTTCCACGATTAAGCTTATTTCAGACAGATTGCTGACACTGGAGAATCTAAAAAAGATTGTTTTTAATCATACTTTACAAGCCAATGAAGTTCGTGATTTGCAGTCGTTCATAGAAAAACACTATTGGATTTTTGGCGAAGAATATAGAATGGTATGTGCGGAAGAGGTCAAATTTGAAGAGGCTTTAAGAAAATACATTTATATTCTGCGTGGAGTTAGCGAGAAAAAATATATTGCTCACCCTAATAAATACAAAGAAATGGATTTATTTCTTACTGGTACTGATTTTAGGGATGGGAGACCTCATAATATAGTTGTGGAAATCAAAAATCCGACAACTATAAAACAATTAAAATCAGAACAGTTAAATCAATTAGAACAATATATGGATGTTATTCTAAAACAAGATTGTTTTAATGATGCTAATGAGTTCTGGACTTTCATTTTGATAGGACAAGACTATGATGATATTGTAGGTCGAAGGGTCATAAATAAGCTTACTGGTTTAGTCCAAAATGACAGTAATTATAGCCTCTATGTAAAAAAATGGAGTGAAATAACAAATGAGGTGGAACGTAGGCTGAAATATTTGCTTGATAAGCTCAAAATAGAAAGAGCCACTTTATCTAAATCCCAATCATTAAATGAGGTAATGAATGAAGTTTCAAATAACACGGCCGCAATGGTTAGTTGAACTTAATATAGTCATAATGCTCAATATAAAGAATTACAAATTACTCCTGTCACAGATAGCTGTAGCAGGAGTAATTCTCAAAACGGGAGTCTGATACATCTTGTTGTTATATATTATTTCTGTTGCAACAGATGTTTCAGATTCTCGTCACCAGCGATGCGCTCCAACTCGTCGGCGACAATCTGTTTCACCTCCTCCTTGATGCGCCTGTAATTCGCCTTCACCATTTCCTTCATGCAGTCGTTGCCGTTCGCGTCCGCGAAGTCGGTAATGACGGGTATCGGCTTGTAGGCTTTCTCCTCGCGCTTCATTTTCTCGGCATCCACGACAATCTCACAGTGGAAAATCTTCTGCTTGATACGCTCGTTGAAGTTGTCGGACACCGAACCGACGAACATCCCCTGCGTCAAGCCGGAAATTTTGCTCGGCGGGATAAGCGCGTCCATCTGCGTGTTGATGGAGGTGGAAACATCCTGCCGGTTGATGGAGATGGACTGCCGCTTTTGAAGCACCTTTCCGAACCGCTCCGAGAGCGTCTTGGCTGTTTCGCCCACCACCTGCCCGGAGAAGATATTGCCGACCGTGTTCATCACCACTTTCGCCTCGCGGTCCCCATAGTCACGCACCAACTGGCTGAAATCCTGAAAACCCAGACACACGGCAACCTTGTTGCTTCGCGCGGTGGCGATAAGGTTGTCCAGCCCCTTGAAGTATATCGTCGGCAGCTCGTCTATGATGACCGACGACTTCAGCATCCCTTTCTTGTTGATAAGTTTAACGATACGGGAATTATACAGACCGAGAGCCGCCCCGTATATGTTCTGTCGGTCGGGATTGTTGCCCACGCAGAGAATTTTCGGTTCTTCGGGATTGTTGATGTCCAGCGTGAACTCGCTGTCCGACATTACCCAATAGAGCTGCGGGGAAATCATGCGTGACAGCGGAATTTTCGCCGAAGCAATCTGCCCCATTAACTGCTCCGCAGCCCCTCCGAGCCACGCGTCCATGAATGGCGAGAGATAGTTCTCCAGTTCGGGATAAGAGGTCAGAATCGGGAAAATATCCTCGTAACGGCGGTTCAGGAACTCGATGGCATGGGGGAACGTGCAATACTTGCCGTTCTGAAAAATTTTAAGATACCAGATGATAGCCGCGAAAAGGATGATGGGCGATTCCACAAAGAAGTCGCCCTGCTTCTGCACCCAACTCTCATTTTTCATATTTCGTTCTGTTGACATGGTGCTATGCTTTTAATGGTTTTAAAAAGTTTCTTGTAAAGCCTAAATCCAGTCCTCTATCGTGGTAGAATTTCAATACTGCATCGTGGCTGTGCCGTGTATAGAAACCTATATTGACGAGGATATTGAATATCTCCAAAGCCGTATATTTCCGGTAATCTTCAATGGTAAAGTAAGTATTTGGAGAGTATTTGGATCCACCGGAAAACTTAAAGTGAAGGCTACCTTCATGCTCCAGTACCTGAACTACAGGCCAACGGTAACTGTCCTTAAATTTAGGAATATCCTTCCATTTAAGTTTTGACTTCCGGCTTTCATGGATTCTAATCTTATTTTCCAAGACAAGTTATATTAAAATTGTTACCATTTGAACAATAACTGCACATTGATGTGAACGGAGAATAAACCCTTCCGCACTTTGGACATATCCAACCTTGCTGTCCAAATATCCCCGAATTTAATTTTGTTGAATTTTCCTTTTCCTCCCTTGCCATTTCTACAGCTTTTAAGGCAGTTTCTTCCGATACAATGTAACAAAGTTGTCCTCCAGGATAATCTTCACGTCTTTTTGATTTTATGTATTCTTCCGGTGTCATAATTATTGTATGTTAAGTAAAACCCATATTAAGCAGACAAACATAATGAAGGCGACAATCCCTGCACAAATGGCTGGGGTTAGCATTTTCTTCCACAATATATCTGCCTTGTGGCATCGTTCGTTGATATAATTGATTTTTGACATGTGCTCACCAAACTGAAGCTCCATCATGTGACGTGCCCAGCCAGTAAGCATCTTATCAAATCTTTGTCTGGCTTCTTCTTTGATAGTGAACTTACCTGAAGGGTTTAGCAGGTATGAATCTGTCCTGAACTCAAACTCTTCTGAATCCAGAATATCACGTCCACCGCTACTTCGTATCTCCATGGAGACTTTAAGCCATGGAATTGCTTTAGTCTCCCACATTTCGAGGGCACGTTTCTCTATCTCTTCTGCGTTGGCGTTGGCCAGTTCTTTCATCTTTTCGTACTCGTCTTTCGGCACGAATACGACTGCTTTCTTATCGTCGATATACATAGTTCCTGGTTTTAGATTATTCTTTACTTTCCTGACTTTCTTCGATTATCCTTTCCACTTCCTGAATGTCGCAGGTGAATTTGTTATAAAAACTATCGTACTGGGAACATTCTTCGTCGACATACTCTATCCATGCCGTTTTGGTCTCAAGGTTGATAATTATCATCTGCCTGTTGCAGGAATCGTCTTTCCCGGCCACCCTGCTTTTCAGCTGCTGAATATCGAAGTTGCAAAATATACGATGTAACTCCCCGTTACAATAATCGAATATCGGACCGGTGTAGATAATGTTTTTCGTTTTCATACCTGGGTATTTAAGTTCAATCATTGGTTTATGGTATAATATCGGCCGTTTTATTTCGCTCCATGCGATTGGCCTTACATTGTAGGCCCATGCCCCGTCTGACATGATGAAGGAATTGGTGTATCTTCCGTCTCCCAGCATGACGTTCACGCATTGTCCTTTCGGAGGGAGTGAAGCTTGTACGCTTTTCCATTGTGAAAAAACCGACGCATCCCACGCTTGCCACATTGCTTCGGTTATATCGCCGATGTAGAAATGTACGTTTTCATTGCTGCCTGAGTCCTTATTACGGTCGTTAAACAGCTGCGTGGCGTATCGGTGTATATATTCTTTCTTATCCATGGTTTACTTCATTTAGTTTTGGTTTCGGGAACCAGTAGTCACATTCATAATCTCCGTAGTCCTCAAAATGAAAATCGGGAGAAGTCGCTACTTTATATTTCCCGTCTTCCTGGTAGATGTATCCGCTTACGAATGCTCCGTTTGACACCATACGGCAGATAACCTCCTCGTTCGGGTCAGGTTGCCGTTCTTTTACGTTTGTCAGAAGGCCGCCCATCAATGCGTCAAAGGCATCCTGCATATCAACGTGCTCTCTTTGTTTTTCTTCTTTCTCCATTTCTTTCATGCTTTTTTCTTCTTTGTTTTGAGTTTTGTGTACTCGGTCATTTCTTTGTCGAAGACAGACAGAAGTTCGAGCTTCTTTTCTTCCGGGATGTAGCCAGTATCAATCAGCTGCTGAATCAGTCTATCTGTTACTTCTCTGCTCTTCCTGACAGTCTTTTGCAGGCTTGATAACGCCACTACAGACGAGGAAGGGTGCATCTGGTCTGCTCTGTATAGCTTAATCATATTGATTCTCTATTTTTATTACATTCAGTACATTCAGATACACTCGGAGCATAGGCCCTACCACATACCGGGCATACCCATCCTTTTCGTTCCTTATCGGTGATAACTTCATACTCTTTTAATTGCAATGCAGCTAAAGCCACATTGTACAAAACAACTTTTTCGCTAGGCTGTGTAATCCCATGTATAGATTCATAAGTTGCTTGCATTTCCAAAAACTCTTCTGCTGTCATAGTCATTCTTATTTTACAGATACCACATTCGGATAAAATCCCGCAAAAGGCAATTCCAATCCCATGGTTCGGAACGTATAAGTGCTGTCGACCTTAATCCTACCGAGTAGTTCAGGATGGGATAAAAAACCGTTTATGCTTATTCTCATGGTCCCTCCGGATGTGAAAAGGAGATAATAAACCTCGGTAGTCGTATTACCTTCACTTGAGGTTACATTTTCTATTTTCTCAATCCGATTCACGGTGGCCATTACTTCACGCTGGTTGGAAAATGTAACAATGCCGGCCAATAACATTAATACAACAGTCACAATTGCTATAAATGGTACTTTCTTCATAATCATATTAAGTCTTATTTTTTCATTTTTATTCGTTTACATGCGTTATATATTCCGTCATTCAAAGCTTCTTCATATTCATCCCAACAGCCACAATCGTTAGGCTCTTTAATTCTATAATCTGTAATGAATGTCCCATTATCTGCTTTTGATAAAATCCAAAAATAACCGCCAGCGTTTCTGTATATTTCGACAGATATATTGTGTTTCTGCCGAAGAAACTTTTGAGCCTCGTATAAGGTTGGGCATGAACATCTTTTTTCTGAAAGATTGAAATTTTGCTCATATTCAGATGGACAACACCTAAGCCAGTTCTCTAAATATGAATATTTGCAGTTTTCATTAAAACCTATTTCTTTCAAAAGCAATCCCACATCGTGTGTTACATAATCTTCCGGTCTAAACATGGCTATTTTTATTTATAAGGGTTATTATCCAAAACTAAAGCTGAAACGGCCATCCCTTGTGCGATCAGGTTGCGGTAGTCTATGTGATACTGATGCAGCACGTGAAATACTTGCTGGAAATGGCGAAGGCCCAATTGAGTGCTGTTATTCTTCCCTTCTTCCGGTGTAATAAAGAAGCTCTGCAAGCTCATTTCGCACACCTTACATCCCCAGGCGAAGAACTCCACGCATTCTCTTTCTTCGTCGAAATTCCAGGTGGTATAAAGGCCCATATACCCGTCGAAATCGAACGCTTCTGCCAGATACTTCATCGGGCAGATTTCCGAGCCGTTCACAAAGATTTCTTCTGTGATTGAAGACAGCGGATAGAGTATCGGTTTTATATCTCCCAATCTGAAACCTTTTCCGAAACATCTTTCGCCTTTTAATGTTTCGGCATTTAGGCCAATTTCGTTACCATGCTTGTCTCTTTTCTTATAAGCCCATACCTTATATCTGTCGGCTAGGTTTATGACATCCATTTCAATCATTCCTTGTTTAGTGATAAACGCCAATCCGAACGGTAATCTGGCTGAAATATCTTCCAGTAACAGTAGTCTTTCTTCTTCTTTCATCATATTATTCCTCCCATTTATCAGTAGTTCCCATCAGGTGTTTTGTTTCCTCGTTATACGGAATACACTCTTCAAATATATTCCCACCAATCACCACATAGCCGGAAGGGCCTCTATACCCAAACTCCGCCGGCATCCATGGATACTGACTGTATGACCTTACAAGCACAGGCTGTTTGAATGTAAATTCGCCTTTACGTTGTTTCTTTTCCTTGAAAAACTCTTTCAAAATCGCTTTGTGTTTCACATTCACGCTCTCTTCCAGAGCTTTCATAAGTTCCCCCTTCTCCTCTTCTGTAGCGAAACGAAATAACTTCTGATTTTCAAACTTTAAATCATCATACAGTTTTCCACCTGTTGTGGAATGTATCCCTACATATCCATCTAAACAAAAAAATCCCCATTCCCACTTAGGCCCTTTACATACCAAAATGTAGTCATATCCGGATATAATATCTCCATCCTTGAAAGTTATATATTCAGGTACTTCCAGCATCAGGTCATCACTCGACGGGTACCCGTCTACTACAAGTCCTTTTTCTGTATATTTACAGCTGTACTCTTCATCGTCACCATTTATTAATGCTACGATAGGGAGATCTCCTCTCGCATCCCAGCAGACAATTCTTGCAGATAAATGCTCAAGAGTCACTACTCTGCCTTTTATTTCCCCACTTGTTATTTGCTTTGCCAGTTCAATGTCGAACGGGATTTTTGTCATTTTGAGATCCATAATATTGTTTTTTTTGATTTCTTGTTTCTTAGCTTATTCTTCTCTTTCAAACTTCCCGCAAACGCAGTCCCGGCCATATTCTACTACTCCGCCTGTTATACCGCATTTGTGAATGCTCTCTCCCTCTCCTGGTGCAATTGCTTCCACTTGAGTTTTCATGTGCTTGCAAAAGCAGCATTCATTGTGAGGCTTTTGATTTTCTTTTTCCCTTATTTCTGAAACAATAGCTCCAAAAGTTAAGGCTTCTGATAATGACATCATATTATTTTTATTTTAGCGTTTCATTCATTAGTCTTTCTGTTAATCCATATAGTTGGCCTGCAATAAATGATCTGTTTTGTGGAGAAGCTGTACTGATAAACTCCACCATGTCTTTATACATTGTTTTCCATTTTACCATCCCGTTATTTGAAGATTCACTTTTCTCCGGTCCTTCTTTACGGAAAGCAACCCTGACATTATAAGGGTCAAGCGCTTGATATGGATCGCAGTCTGTTTCTTGCAATATTGCCTTTTCTGGAATTTTGACATAAACTCCTGGCTCTACTTCTGCTTCATAAACATTCTGATTACAAAACCAATAGGAACTATATATTTGTAATACTCTTAATGATATAGGCAGAAGGTCTTTTAACCACCATTGTTCGCGCGAAAATGTTTCACGTAAATCTTTCTCTTCTTTAATAACTACATTATCACCTACACTGTATTTGGGATTCTGAGGGTGAGAAAAATCTCCGTATGGGTAATCAAGCAAGCACTCATGTACGCAGACACCACTTCTTTCTTTCAAGAAATAATAGAACATTCCACCTACTTCTCTAAAGCCTGTTACTACAAAGTTTTTACCTAAATATTTCTTCAAAGGCTTATTGATTTCTACTGCGCAGCTGGTTTCTTTTGCTTCTGCAAGGTTTTTTACTCTTACCCTTTCTCCTATTTTGAATTTCGGTTTTTTGTTTCCCATGATATTATTTTTATTTCATTGTCCTTCTAATTTAGTGATAACATAATCGGCTTTATTCCATCCTGTATAAAAGGAAACGGCTGCAATCCTGGCTTTTAAAACCTTTTCCGGGAAATCTTCATTTAACAGCTTTCCTTTCCGGTAGTGTGCAACGAGTGAAGTCGCATCTACGACGAAGGAACCGCTAATAGCAGGGTACTTTCCCAGGGTTTCTTCGATAAACTCTCCGACAGTATATTGTCTGTCAAAATCCACATATCCTCCAACATAGGGAGAATCATGAGTGGGAAAGACTCTTATTAGTTCAAACATAGGCTATGTACTTCGATTTATGGTTTTATTCAACTATCAAGTGATTATGAATTTCCATAATTTTCAGAATCCGAACTTCGCATCTCATAATCCCTAAATCCTTTGCTATGGCTCCTTTTGCCGCCTGATGAAGGGTTGAATGATCCGTCTGCTCTTCTTCTGTACGGACCGGAAGGAGGTATTCTTCACGGAATCTAACCGGAGGTGTACCGGCTTCAAAAACCACGGAAAAGTTCTTTTTTATTAGCATTTGTCACTCTCCTATTTTATTTTCCATGCAGTTCCGAAAAGCTTTTCCATCCAAGCTCCGTAAATTTTGTGGAATATACTTCTCCACGAGGAATTATCGGATTCCAGTTCACATCGCAGAATAGCCGGTAGTGGAATACTCCAGCTCGCTTCCCATCTTCTGAATATGGAGGCTCGCACCACAGCATACGCTTGTTATATCCGAATATCCGATCAAGAATATATTCCGCTTTCTTCCTGTTCCATCCCCCAGGAAATGAGATTGACAGGTGATAGCATCTTTCGTAATCCGGATTTTTCCACCATCCGCAGGTATGGGCTCCTTCATCACGTGTAAATATGATTATACAATCGTATCGTTCCAAAAACCATCGGCACTTATCAAGGTAATCCATTGTGGCCGAAGTGCCTCCAAAAATCCCATTCTTAGCTGTTTTCACAATACGCTGGAATGTTTCTGTATCGCTTGCGTTATAAAGTATTCGTCTCATGGTTTTGTTCTTTCGGCATTTTCATAAAACACATCCAGATAGTCGTCCCGTTATTCTTTGTAGTATGGCCAAACAAAGGTTTGTAATCCGTAATAGCATTGATTACTTCCTTTACTTTTATCTGGTCCTGATTCCACTTGAAGATAAGTACACCGTAATCATCCAGCACTCGCATACATTCATGTATGGAGTCATTAATAAAGCTTTTCCAGTCTTTTGGAAGTTTCCCATACTTTTTGGCCAACCAACTGTTTTCACCGGCTCTTACCAGATGTGGAGGGTCAAACACAACCAACTTAAACGTGTTATCAGCAAATGAAAGGTTTGTGCAATCCTCAATTTTATCAGGTTTCACAGAAATTTTCCGCCCATCACAAAGTGTGTCTTCAAAATCTCGTATGTCAGTAAATAAAGCAAGCGGATTCTGTTTGTCAAACCAGAACATCCGGCTTCCACAACATACATCAAGTATTGGTTTATTTTGCTTTTCCATCCTTCTTCAATTTCTTCACTTCCTTAACCATCAGCAATGCTTCTTCCATGATTATAGGAACTTCCATTATTGCCACTCCTCCTTTCCTAACCTCTTACTCTCCTCTTTCAAAGCCTGAATCTTCGCAAAAAGTCCGTTTGTTTTAGTTTTCTTTTCTTTGGAAGTAATTTTCTTGTACGCCATACCGATGGCAATCATTGAAATACCTGTTTTTATCTGCTGGATGTCGCCATCCATAGTTTCTAAATCTTGAAGCGTATCTTCATTGATAACCACATTGTCGAGCTCGTTCATAGCTTCTTCAGCGTCCTTCATACTGATTCCTGAAACAAGCATCACGGCTTTGATAAATTCTTTTTCCACTTCAAAAGTGATACTCACTTTTTCATTCTGATTGTTTTCCATATCTCCCACTATTTTAAAGTCCTATACAAATCGTCATCGGTACAGAAGTGTCCATAAACAGATGACCTACAAACGAACCGTTGAAAAGTATAAAAGTCCCTATATACATCATGTAAGGCTCAAGGTTTATCTCTTCACCGGTCATTACCATACGGAACTTTACTCCCCGTTTTGGCTTTGATTCATCTTCCAATGCCCAGATATATGTTTTCTCGTTTACAACTGCGAGTTTCAGCAGCTTGCTTCCCTCATAAAGCGGGAGCGTAAACTCAGACGCTGCCGGGATTTCATGTTTTAAAATTCTTGCCATATTCTTTTCTTTTTAAGGTTATTAATCATCTTCAAAGCGCTTCTTTTCCTCCCACTCTTCGTCGGTTTCCGGGCAGGAAAGTATCTCCTTGGAGTCTTTGGGTTCCTCACCCAGCTTGTAGAAAAAGCACACACGGGTAAATTTACGGGTGCGTTCCTCACGACGGATCGTGTCGTTCATAAACTCCTGCTCCCAGGCGTAGTGACGGGGATATTTGGAGCCTTTGTCCGAGCGGTAGACGATGGAAGGGTTCATGGTGTACTGCATATTGAAGCAGTAAGCCTGCATCTTTTCTATCATTTCGTTCTTCACGGATTTCACGCTCTGCATCGTCACCGCATCGCCCCGGTGTTCCAGGTAGCTGATGGCCATTTCACTGATAGATACCGGACGGCACCAGTGCCACTGGTTCGCAAAGAAATGATTGGCCCAGTCAATGAATACCTGGTCCTTGATGGCGGAGTAAAGGATTCGCATCTGTCCGTCCTGCGACATGGGCGGTATCAGGCTTTCCTGCAGGCCGAGGTAGAACTGACAGCTTTGCAGCATCATGTACACCGCTTCGTCACGTTCTTCTTCGGTGGCTTCCAGGAATATGTCTTTCCCGAACTTAGTCTGCGGCGTGCGTTTCTTGAACTGGCCGGCGTAGTCCTCGTCGTGGTAGTAATCGCTCTGCATGGCCAGGAAGATACGGCGTGAGGTGCTTCCTTCGGTCATGTCGAACGGCATCTTGTTCATGGTAATGAATATCTTCGGGGTTGCCTCGCGCGGCAGTGTCATTTCATCGTGATACAGGGTCTTTACCGTAATGTTGTCCGTAATGTTGTAGAACTCGCTTCCCATCATGTCGGGGCGAAGGTCGTCTATCAGACACATGCTGTCTACGGTATAATGGAACTTGTCGAAGTTCTTGGCCATGTTCTCTTTCTTCTTCAAGGTCTGACCGGGTATGTAGCACACCTTCCGCACCAGCTCGAAGAAGGAACGGAAGAAACTTTTTCCGGTACCTCCGCTGTTCTTTCCTTCGTCGGCCACGGTGTATTCCGTCACGACTCCCATCTTCTGCATGGTGCCTGTACGATAGCGCGAAAGCATGTAGCCCATGAGCGCTACCTTGCAAATGAAGTGCATGTCCTGTCGCTGCTTTTCCAGCTCGGTAAGCGGATAGCCTTCGGCTTCCTTTCGCCAGTGTATGCGGCTGGTGTCGTACAGCCACTGCACGCAGACAGGCATCTGGTCAATGTCTTTCGGCATTTTCAGCAGGAAACGGTACAGACGCTGGTAGGCGATGAACTCTGCATCCTCACGGCGGCGCTCGTTCTCGTTCATCCGCTTGTCGGCCATTCTCTGATCGTTCAGCTCCTTACGTGCGGCATATTCCGGATTCTCCTCGATAGTGAAAAGCGAAGACTTCATCGGATGGTAATCGGCGTCAATAATCGCCTTCCGGTTGACATGGAAAGGCAGGTCCACGTAGTCCACCGGCTCAATGCTGTCGGCCGTCACCTTCACGGCGCAGTTGCGGAAGAAGAAATAATCGAAATCCTTCCCCCACGACATGAAGTTCAGGTCTACTTTCTTGATTCCGGACATGGTGTCGCGTCCGATTTTCTTCTGGGTACTGATGGCGTTGCTCAGTTCCTCGGAGTAATACTGTGAGTTGTATATCAGAAAGTCTTTCATGATTTCCTTGGCTTCGCTCAGTGCCTGGCTCTCTTCCACCACATCGACAATGTTGTTGCTGATGTGCACAAACTTGGTGGTATCCGCTTCGTCGGTGTATTTGTAGAATCCGTTGGCCGAAAGGAACTGGGCCATATTATCGAAGTTCAGGGTATATTTGCGCACCACTACCTTGCTTTCGTCTTCCTGCTTTTTGGTCTGGTACTGCACATCCCAGAACCGCATCCGGCGGGCGGTCTTTAGCAGGTCGTCGAAGTAGCGGTTTACGTTGGTGTGCATGAGCTTTTCATTGCGGCGCATCACTGCCGGGTAGAAATTGAAGAACTCTTCGGCATCCTTGCATGCTTTCCCGCTGCGGGGATTGTACTGGGTGGAGAGGTCTTCGGGCAGGTAGAGCACTTTCAGTTCCACGTGTTTCAGGGCCAGCCGGTTCATGGCGCGTATGCCGGTGCGGTCAATGTCATACAGCACAAACACTTCCATGGAGATGTTCAGCAGGCGACGGATGGTTTCCGACGAAATCTCCACACTCTCGGAGTGGGGAAACACCACATGAGCGTCGCTATGGAAGTACACATTGATGGCATCGCGCGGGCCGGAACAGATCACAATCCGGCGGAACACGTCGGCAAAAGCACGGGTGCGCCGTCCCTGTTCGTCTACCCGGGTTTTCTCGATATTGATAATGGGATGACCTTCTTTGTCGGAGGTCTCCACACGCCCGGTCTGCAGGGCACGCATCACGTCTGCATCGCCGTAGATTTCCTTGTGGAATCCTTCCGGACGGCTTCCTCCCTGGTACCACCAGGTAAACTTGTAGTTGGGCTGCCGGCGTCCGTCCGCATCGGTCGTCTCACGGAAATAAGGCTCGTACTTGCGCGCCCACCAACCGTTCTCGTCCTCGTAGCGGAACAGGAATACCGGATAGGAAGGTGTGGACTTCACTTCGTAGCTGGACAGCACTCCGTCGGAGTCTGCCTTTTCGGGCGTGACGTAACTTTCCAGCGGATAAAGGTTGAACAGGGTGCGCAGCCGGTTGCTGTCGAAGGGAGCGGGCATGTCGCCACGGTAAAAATCGGGATTGAACGAACAGCGCAACAGGTTGTTTCCATCGGCATCGGTCACGGCTGTCTGCTCGGGGCCTTCGCTTGTGTTTTTCCCGGTGCGGAACACGGGGAGCACCTGGCAGCCCAGCGCACGGAGCTCAGCGGGTGTAAACTCGCCCTTACGGATGCGGAAATCCACTTCCGGCTGCGGGGCGGTCTTGCGTGCCCGGTGGAAGAATCCGTTCTTGTAATCTCCTTCAATAATCAGGTTGAAGTCTTTGGCCAGCCGGTTCACCGCATCCGGAAAGTCGTGTTTCTCTCCTGCGCGTTCCAGAAGGCGCTGCTGCAGCATGATGGCCCCTACCCCTTTGCTCCGGTTCTGCTCGCCGCATACGAAGCAATTGAAGGCGGCATAGCGTTCGCCCTTTGGGGGGAACTTGCTCACACAGAAACTTCCGTTCTTCTCGTCGTGAAACGGGCAGCGGTAGAATACGCTGCGTGCGGTCTGCGATGCGGGAAGGTATCCGTTGTTGCGCATCACGTCGGGAAGCGGGAGCGCATTGAGTTTATCAACTGTCTTGTCAGAAATCATTTCAGGGAATTTTAAAAGAGGAATGTCACCTCGTAGTTCATGCTTTCCATTTTTGCTTGTATCATTTCTTTCAGGCTATCTGGCAGGCACATCATAGGGTCTGGCTCATGCAGGTAAATCGTATTTTCCTGCACGCTTCCTGTGGAAGAATATCCGTCGTACACCAGCTCGTTCATAAGCTTCTGCATGCACGACTTCGACAGGTTGCCGCAAGCTATGCTCACGCTACCTTCCGGATAGCCTATCGCTATTTCCGTGTGACGCACATGGAAACGCTGTTCATATACCGCTCTGCTTCGTTTCATACCAGCCGCTTTCCTTTTAGTGTCAACATAAGCTCAGGACGTGTAGCCACACCCAACTTCGCAAAAATACGTTTCCGCATGTTGTCTATATTGGAATAGCTGCATCCCATTTCGTCGGCAATCTCTTCGTAGGTGAGCGAAGTATTTACCAGCATGTTCGCCACAGCAGCCTGAGTGGGAGTCAGTCCGCACTCGTACACCGGATTGCAGCACACCTCCTTTTTATCCTTGAAGGCGGGGTTGAATCCGTTGAACGGACAGTTATATCGCATAGGGCAGTGCGTGTTCTCGGTATTGAAGTCTTCCGGACCTTCATGGTCGGGAATATCGTCCTCGCGTCCGAAACAACAGTTCAGGCTTACCAGCGCAAGCTCTGACAGATAGCGGCTGCGAAGGTTCCGTATGGTCTTATAAGAACGTCCAAGTCGCATCTGCAGAAGCTGGTCGGCTGCCACCAGGTGTGAGGGATAGTTTTTCTTCATCTCGTCGAGGTATTCCTCTACGAAGTCAATTCCCGTCTTTCCGTCGTTCTTTACCGTGATTTCCTCTCCGTCTTCAAAAACAATTCCTGAGAATCCGTCCTGAATGCGTGTGTGCGCTTCCCATTGTCTTTCCAGCATGTATCCCATCACATTTCCTCCATTTGTTTCTTGTACTCCTTATAAATAGATTCCAGCCCGCGAAGCTCTACTTCCGTGAAATCGAAGTTACGGAAATGCGCACGCAGCGCATGTTCGCCCATACCTCGTTCTTTCATGAACTCGATAAATTCTCCCTTCTTTCTCACACCGGAAAAGAAGTCTTTCAGTTCCCCTTCGTAGTCAGGATCAAAATCTCTCAGGCATTTTTCCACGCCTTCCGCCTCCCACCGGCGCACGCGGTTCAACCTGATCTTCTGGTACGCCGTGCTCATGCTCATTCCGTAATGTTCCACCAGGTAGCGGCTAAATCCCAGCCGCATGGGGCTCAACTTTTTTTCGGATAATGCTTCAATGATGCTCATTTTCATACTTCTGATATATATTGTCGTTTCTCGCTTTTGCGGTTTCGGTCGTTTTTTGTTATTTTTACCTACAAAGTAACAATTTTAATTTGACAATCGCATTATAATTGTTACGGAAATAACAATTTTAAACTGATTTTTTTATGTACTATTTCAATTCTTTCCTGTTCAATAATCTTCCCAAGCTCTTCGGTCTGAGCGAAAAAGGCGTGTCGGAGAAGGTGTACGGAAAATCATACATGTATAAAAGAAAGGTTGATAATCAAGACAATATACTCGTGCATGACATCGTAATGGTGTGCAACACATTCCACATAAGCCTGTCAAACTTCATTATGTCGGCTCCTCCTGAAAATTTACTCGGTAATCGCTTCAAATATGTCATACCTGATGAAGATTTTAAAGAGGTGAGATTCATACCCGAAAACTTGCGCTGGCTCTACGGTCCGCAGGGACTTACCAAAATTCCTTCGCTTGCTGAATTTTCGCGTCAGAGCGGAATATCAGTCACCAGTATCGTAAGGTGGCAGAATCCGAAGATAGGAGGGTGTACGGTTAACTGGCTTATCGGAATATGCAACCGTTTCGGAATCGACATAGACGTGTTCATGGAAGACGAGAATGAGAAGCTTGAAAAGTACGCGGCCACCGAGACGGAAATATCGCCGCGCGTGTGGCAGGAAATTTCGGAACTCAAAGAGGCTATAAGGCAATACCGGCAGGAACGAATATCACTTCTGGATGAAAACCGCAAGCTGAAAGCAAGAATCAAGGAAACGGAGCTTGTGGCAGAAGAAAGCACCGAATATACCTACGCAGACAGGAAAGTCAGGGAATGGAAGGCTAACTGGGGACTGCTGGAGAACTTTCATATCGTCGTGGGAGTGTCCAGACGAAAAGTGATTCAGGATGCCGGCATGCAGAATTTCAGCGAACTGTTCATCGAAGGAAACATGCTGATTACCTCGCTGGTGAAACTTTGCAACAAATACCATATCAGCACAAGACACATATTCTATCGGGATAACGGCATTGTTCCGGAAGTAAATGTGTACGACTATTACCGGTCGGACAACTGGAAGACGGTAGTTTTCCATCCGGAATATGTGAATGATTTTTTCGGGAAGGAGAGCGTGACGGGTATAAACCGCTCGGAACTGCTTGAACGTATGAATATTAGCGAATGGAAACTTCGTGCATGGCGAAAAGAAAACAGCACCATGCGAATAAAAGACATGCTGGAGATATGCAACCGGTTGGAAGTAACACCTTACTATCTTATTTCGGATCAGAATCGCATGGATATTTCATTTGGTGTAACCAGTGCGGAAATCCTGCTGGAAGAGAACCGTATGCTCCGCCAGCAGGTTATCCGGTTGAAAGAAAAACTACAGAAGAAAAACGGAGAAGGATTCCTTCCGTTAGACGAATGAGTTCATAGTACTTCCTGAGAATCCATACCGCACACTGAAATTCACGGAAATAAGACCTGGTTTAGCGCGGTCATAAAGTTTGTTCGTCTCTTCTGGTATGATGGCGACGGGTATGTATGTGCCGTTATCGTACATCCATGCCTTTCGCGTCACCACAAATTCCGTGAGCCACCATTCGGCCCACTCTCTGTTTACAAATCCGCTGCTCATGGAAAAAGTTCCTGAAGGCGTCTGTGCATAGCTGGCAGTGCGCGTGGTAGCACGGTAGGAAATGTCAGCAGGAAGCGTGTAAAGCTCACTCTGTATGTCATACTCCAGCGAATCGCGCGTAAAAGCGACTACACTTTCCATCAAACCGAACCCGTTCAGGAATATGAAGTGGCGCATGAGCGGGTTTGTCTTTACCGCATAGCGCTTCTTCCCGGTTTCAAATCCGGTGTTCACTGTAAGCTCACCTTCCTTCAACGATGATGTGATTATTTGCAATGAATCCGGGACCAGCGCACCACGTGTGTATTCGGAATATTCTTTCGATTCTTCTCCCTGCACTACGCTGTAGGTAATGGTGTCCGATCGGGTACTTACTGCAGGAATACACAGTATCCATCCCAATGGGACAATATCTCCCTCCGGTTTACGGCTCAAGATGCGTCCCTCACCTAAAATCTCTGTGGTATCTACATTGGATGTGGTAAGGCGTTCAAACTCCGTGAGCCTTCCGGGTATGGCATTGTACTGCTCGGAAGTGGTTTCTCCCTCTTCTATCTCTACCATACCGTCAATATATGACTCCTTGTAGGTAATGGTGTATCGTGCAGCGTATATCATCTGTGAAAGGGTCTGCGTGCCGTTCACATCAAACGTCATCTTTCGTGACAGCGTAGTTTTTATGGTTTCTCCAATATTGAAAACGGCTATCCCGTCAGATCCTACCTCAAAAGAGTAACTTTCTGAATAAGGAAACTCTTCAGATCCGGCAAATGCGGTGGAATTGACCGTAATCTTTATGCGGAGAAACGTTTTTCCGCTCAGCGTGGTTTTTGCCTTAACCACTATGGGGTCGCCTGCAAATGCTATCTGTGGCGGCTGCTGTAATACCTGTATTGCCATGTTTTATTTCTTCATTAAATGGTATATAGTTCGATTGTTACCTCCGTAATCCCGCTACGGTCAATGCTGTAGGATAACTTATTGATGAATCCCACATAGTTACCTATCTGGTAGCGCTTGAGCATGTCCAGTCCTGCAATCTGCGATATGGTCATTCTTACTGTCAGTATCACGGTCTTCCGGTTGTAAAGGAAGTAAAGATACTCCGAAAGGAATTTTGACACCAGCCCACGGTCCTGGTATGCCTGAGAAGCGGGATACTTGTCTTTCCCGGCCACCAGCTTGAGCGAGAATCGTCCGAGCTGGTCTACTCCACCCTGCTCCGTGCCGTTGTAATCAAAGAACCGTCCAAAGTTATCGCAGCTGTCGGCTGTAAAAGCACTGTTGGCTACCGTATGTACCCACGAGTCGTTTCCTTCACCGTCGTAATTAGGACTATAGTCTATGCCAGATTTGCTACCAGGACCGCGCATGATTCCAAGACAAAATCCGGCATCGTAAGTACGCATGGGTGATTCTTCTGCTGATTCTTTGTCATAATTTTCATCGGAAAGATAGCTCAGAGTAATATCATGCCTGTATCGAATCAAATTATACAGGTTAAGGCCTAATACTTCTGGTATAAGTTTTATACTTATATTTTTATCTGACAACAATTCCTGATCCGCAAAAACAGCAAGCAACTGTTCTCCATTTTCTCCTTCCATTGCTTTAGATACAACATCTGAACCATTTACATCATTAATCATAACAGGAGAAAAATTTAGAGATATTTCTTCTTCATCACTTTCCGATGATGTTCCACCAATTACATAATCACGGAATCCACCAACCTCAAACAACGAAGGATTTCCTCCAGTATTCTTGTCCACTTTTATACGATAGGAGTTCCCTGTAAGTTTATCCTGATAGCATGTAGTGTCATTTGATGCTTGTCCCTGCTGAAGAATCTCCATGTAATTATTCTTTTCCTTCACATTGGAATAATCATCATAATTAAATGATGTATCATCATCTTTCCCATAAGAAATACGAATAGTTTTTTCTTTTGTCCTTTTTAATTGTATATCTACTATTTCTACATCAAGAATGGATATTTCATTCGATTTCAGAATGTCTTTTATATATATGACATCCATTGTATTTTTTGCACTGTCGTACAAGAACCGAATACCAAAAGCACTTTGCAAATCTTCTATTAAGTCTTTCATTTCAAGATCTGGAAAGTTTTCATTTGTAGCATAAACATTAATTCCTTTATATGAAAAGTCCTGACTGTAAAAAGTTTTTATAGTTATATAAAGATTACTGAAATTAGGATTAACAAGATATTTCAAATCATATTTAAGAGAAAAAGAATTTCCCATAAATTTTTCTGATATAATATCAGAATATGAAACAGAAAATGTGTTCCCTTTTTCTTCGGTATGGCACTGAGTAGAAAAAAATGCAAGACGACACATATCGTCTACATCCAAAAGTTCATTTCTATTAACTCCAATTCCCAAATACTTAAAGAAGCAGTCTAAAAGATACAATACATAAAAGCATACTCCACTATAAGGTCTTTTAGGCCTTAGTACATTATAAGTTCCTGAATTATTTGGAGTACATACTCTCACGTTACAATAAGTTTTTGACGGATACGGATCTGATTCATTACTTTCCGTGTAATTCATTACACCATCACTTAAATAAACGGTAAAGTACAGATCGTCATCTCCCCATACAAATTGTGTGGAAGCTGATTTTACCCTATATCCAAGTTTTATCTCCCTGTCGAGCGGAATATCCCTTGCATTCATTCCCTCTATACGGTCCATGAAATCACTGTTACCGGAAATGAATGTGACCGGAAGTGTATCTTCGAACTCCACTTCATCGTCGGTTTCTATCACACCACGGTATATCATTATGCCGTCCACCCAAAGCTCTGCGGGCATACGGTCAATGTCCTTCAGGTTAATGTCTCCCCAAGGATCGGCTATATTCTTGAAAATTTCGCGGTTTGGTTCCAGCGGAATTTCGAAAGGGAACGAGAATGTTCCCTGGTCATTGAAAAGTGGGTTTGACTGCTCCAGTGTAATGGAAAAATCTTCCGACAGCTTTACCCACTGGCTGTTAATCTTTATCTGTAGTCCTTTCATCGTGTCATTATTTTATCAGTCCGCGTTTGGTCATGAAATTGCTGGCTTTGTTCAACTGGTTTACCGCACCCTTGCTCCCGTATGGGTCTACGGCGGCGCGAATCGGCTTGCTCAGACGCTCGTTCAGTGTGGAAAGCGCTTCGGCCACACTCCCGAGCATTTGTGTCATCTGCTCGTTCTGCATGGTCATATCCGTAGCTCCGGATGCAACCTGGGTAATCTGTGCCGGCATGGAAGGATAGTTCCCGCTGGCAAATGTAGGCATGGCGGCCGATTTAAGCTGCCCGTGCCGCGCAATGGTAAGAATGCTGTCATAGATGTGCGGATAGTTCAGAATAAGCTTCTGTGTGGTATCGCCGTCCACAATCATTTCAGGCTTCTTTTCAGAGAAGATTCCGAAATGCGCACCTCCACCGTACACGCCCGTTTTAAGATCCTTCTGGTAGCGTGCGTTGTATATCTGTCCGTCGTTTCCCAGTACCGGATAGTCACCCTCTGCGTAGGTAAGCATTCCGGCTGCTACACGGCCCTTGCTGCTGCTTACTCCGGTAGTAGCTGCCACATCCTGCTTTGCTTTGTTTAGCTTACCCATTGCAAGGCCCATCAGGGCGGAAAGCGCCGCACTGATAACTGCAATCAATGGGATACCCCACCATCCTAACTGTCCAATAGTTTTTGCTGATCCGGAAGCTATCGCGGTAGAAATATCAGCCGTAGTCTTTGCCCCCTGAACTGTCAAGTCTGTCACAGCCTGCGTTCCGTGAAGGGCTGTGATTGTAGCACTTGTAGCCGCTTCCTGTGCTACTTCCTGGCCTCCAAGAGTCTTCTTCATCAACAACTCGGTTATTTTTTGCATGATCAAGTCTTTGGTGAGTTTCATCGCTGTTTGGAGCAACATTTTTGCAGCTTGCTTACGGTCGTCCACTTCGGCAAATGCAGCTTCTCCCATCTGTTCGCTAAAATCTACTACTGCATCGGTGTAGTTTTTCAATGTGCCCAACTTGCTTTCTGTTATTTCCAGTTCCTTGGAAGATTGCTCCTCCCTTGCGGCTATGTAGTTGTCGTAAGCCTCCTTTTGCGCCATGAGGAAAGATTCTTCTGCCTGCTGTTGCGTAGCGCCGGAAGCAATGGCCTGCTGTATCAGTTCTTTCTTACGGCTTTCAAACTCCTCATAATACTGCGCTGCCGCTTCCAATTTTATTCGCAGCGCTTCCAGTTCGGCATTGTCCGTGTCGGAAGTACCAAGGAAGGAACTTTGTGTGGATGCCAGTCCCAGATTACCGGCTGCACCCATAAGTTCAGTTCGTTCGTCCGTACCTTTTATACGGTCTTCCCAAAGTTTCTGGTTTCCGCTGGTTTTCCACTGCACGTCTATCATTTCCTTGATGTCCTTTGCATACTTCTCGGCAGCGGCCTTGGAATCCTGATAGAAATCACGCAGCTTTTTCAGTATGAGCGACATCTGCTCCGGGCTCATGCTTTCGGCCCATACCGCGTCAATGTTGCTAAGATAAGTGCGCAACTGGTCTTCGTTCAGGCTGTAAGCATCTTCCGACAGAGAAACAAGGGCATTAATTCTTTCCTTCACTGCACTCTCGTCAATCACTCCGCTAAATCCTAAACTCATACGAAACTCTTTCTCCGCATCGGTATTCAGCAGACGAAGTTTGTCGAGCGACTCCTCAAACTGGTTGACAAGGCTTTCAAACGGGTTGTATTTAAGCAGCTCCTTCTCGATAGTCTGACGGTATTTCACTGCCATGTTCTGTACTTCGAGCAGGTCTTTTTCAAGGTTCTTACGTAACCCGTCGGTCTGACGTTCGCCCAGTTTTTTAATCAATGCAGCAGTAGATTCCAGGTTCTTACCTTCCATCCCGTATAAATTCTGATTGAAGGTGTTCTCCTCGCCCAACAGCTTTTTACGAAGCTCCACACGTGCCAGCAGATGTTCTTCCTCGGTCGCGTCAATCTGACGGTTCATCTCCTCAGTAGTTATCTGTTCATCGAGATATGCCTGACGGATAGCCTGCTGACGGCGGAGGAAGTAAGCTTCGAGCGCAGACATGGCCGCACTGATTTCATCATTCATTTCCTTCTGCTCACCACATGTGCCTGACTTACGTACTTTTAGCCAGTTACCGCTTGTGTCGCGTCCCCATTTCTCAGCCAGCACCTTCGCCACATCCTGCTCCATCTTTTTCAGCGCCTCGTATTCTTCCTTGGCCGACTTGAATCCACGGGCAGCGAAGGTGTCTGCATAGTCCTTGTCCTCATTAATGCTCTTCATCATGGCCTCCAGCTTTTTGTAGGTAGCTACCAGCTTGTCTACTCCGGCTGTTTCCAGCGATACTCCCTGTCCCCATACAGATTCCAGTCCGATGGCCTTAATACGTTTTTCCACCTGACTGATGTTATTCTGATACACACCAAGCTGACGGTTCTTTTCAGCAAGTTCGGCTGTTTCTGCCTTGGTGAGCTTCTCTCCTTTCTCACGCTTCGCGTTCAATTCGTCCACATCTTCACGAAGACGCTGTACGTAAGTAGTTGCCTGCTGCAGATAGGTATTCAGTTCAGGCAGGTCGGACGAAGAAAGAATGTCCTGGTTAGACTTACGGAGGTCTTGCAACATAAGTTCTTCGGTCTTGCTCTCGGCAGCACGCTGCGTACTTTCAAGGAAAGTCTGAGTCTGCCCGGCTTCCTTCCGGATGTTTTTCAGGATGTTCATCAGTTTTAAAGCGTCGGAACTGAACGGGAGCTGCTTTATGTTCTTGTCATATTTCTCCATAAAGCCATCCAGTGCGTCGTACAGATTACCTCCTTCCTCCACTACCTTATTCATCCCGTCCATGATACGGGCCATGGCATCGCCGGCGTTGGTCTCTCCGACGTTTTCCATTTTGTTCAGCGAAGCAATAATCTTCGACTGTAGTTCCTGAATCTGGTCGGTGTATTTGTCGGCAATGTTTTCCATCATCTTGTCGCGCATCTTCAGCGCCAGCGTTTCACGAAGGCGGGCATTAATCAGGCTGTAAATGTATTCCTGCTTCTCGGCATAGTTGTTTTCAGTGACCATAAATCCCAGATAGGCCCCATACTTGTCATTCAGCTGCTTAATCAGTGCCGCACGCTCTCCGTTCGATACATTTGCCTTGTCAATCGCATATTTCAGGTTGGAAAGTTCAAATGTTTCCTTCTGTATGGCTGCTTCAAATTCCGACTGTGCCTTTGTTGCTTCGTCTACTGATTTCTTGAAATAAGTAACGGCAGAGGTCAGCGCAGTAAATCCTAATACAACCCATCCTAATGGATTTGACATCATAGCCTTTGAAAGCGACTGCCAGGCTATTTTGAATATGTTCACAGAGGCTGTGCCACTTTTCACCATCTTCGTAAACAGCACAATGTTTGCACTCGCTTTCTGCACAGCAGAAGACGTGGCAATCATCACTCCTACCAGCACCTGAAGAGCTACTGCGGTCAGACGGATTGAAGTCTCTCCGCGTTCAAACCGGTTGGGAATGCTCGAAATATAGCGAAGCACATCAGTTAGCCATTCCACAAATCCGCTGTTGATAAACGATTCCTTGATGGCGTTCCCCATACGCTGCATGATGGCCATTGCGTTTTCGTTCTTGATGTTGTATTCATCCGTCACGCTGGTAGCCTCCTTAAACGCACGGGAAGAAGTGAATACCTGCGCCTTCAGCTCGTCTACGCCGGAAGAAAGGGTAACGAGCACCTGCTTGATACGCTCGCCATCGCTACCGAGGTCTTTCATAATCGGAGCCAGCACATCCAGTCCGCCCATAGCATTCATTTTCTCGAATACAGCGATTACGGCCTGAATGGTTTTACCCTGTTCAATCAGGTTTTTCAAGTAATCATCGCTCAGTCCCACAGCCTGAGCCACCTCGGTGGTGTTACTGGTAAGTGTAGAGATAAAGGTGTTCAAAGCCGTACCACCCATTTCGGCGTGCTGACCAAGCGCGTCGAGTGTGCCGGCCAGCGCAATCAGGTCGGACATAGAAAGTCCTGCCGCTTCTCCGATAGCTCCGATACGGTTTACTACATCGACAATCGGACCGGCAGAAGCACGGCTGGTCTGAGATATTTCGTTGATAGCAGAACCGGTGGCGAGCAAGGCTTTTTCCACTCCGAGCTTCTGTGTCTCTCCCAGAATGGCATTCACCTTCATCAGCTGACGTACCGCTTCAGCTCCTCCTAAATCTTCTCCCAATGCTACGAGCAACTGATTACCTGCCTTCACGAATCCTAACACATCTTCTTTGGCAGAAATTCCTAACTTACCGGCTTCGTATGCCAGGTCGTGAAGTTCCTGCTGTGCGGTACGGGTGTCGATACTGTCAATTTCACGGCTCAGCTCGGCTACTGACTCAGTGGAAAGCCCGGTGGTCTTCTCGATGTCGGCCAGACTGTCGCTCAACTGCAAGTTAGCCTGATACACCTGCTTGATACGTCCTACCACCTCATTGAATCCGGCATATACCAGCACATAACTTGTCAAACGCTTGATGGTAGCTACAATCTGGTTATCGTGTTCCTGCCAGCTTCGCTTCACTTCATTAATCTGCTCGTTTACCCGACGCAGATTCATTGAAGTTTCGACATACTTCTTTGCGTCACGGTCGGTTTTCGAAAGTTCTTCCTGAAGCTGTGCCGCGGCCTTTTGCAAATCTTCCAGTGGAGCTGTTTTAAGTGTAAGAATCACTTTGTTAAGTTCTTCTGCACTTAACACAGAATTTTTCTGTTTCTTCTCAATCGTGCTCAGCGCATCTTCAATTTTTTTCAAGCCTTTTGTGTTGCTTACTTCAAGCTTCTTTTTATACTCTTCTAACGATTTTTTCAGCTTCTCAAGGTCTTCGTATGTACCGTCGAACGTACCTTGACCAACCGTTTCAGCTTTATCAAGCGCATCTTCCAGTGAAGTAAATTCGGCAGATGATTGTTTCAGTTTCTCGTTAAGTGAATTGATGGCCGATTCTACCTCCTTTACTCCCTCTGTGTCGCTTGTCTTTAGCTGCTGCTTGTATTGTTCAAGCAACTTGATGGCTTCTTTTGTCTGTGATATTGTGCCATCGAATGTGCCGGTCTGTACTTTCCCCAGTGTGGTTTGAGCACGCTGTGAGACACGACGAGTTTCTTCCGCTTCAACCTGAGCAAGCTGTTCACGGTATTTCTGAATTTCCTGCGTATTAAGTTCTGTGGATTTAATAAGGTCTTGCAATCGTTCCTTTGCCTTTCCCAGAGATTTGTCGCTCACATTGCCAATATCTCCGATGATGTCAGAAAATTCTACGATGTTCCCTTTACGACGCTGGATTTCATCGGCAATCTGCTTGATATATTCACGAACTGTTTGTAGCGTTTCAGCATTTTTAGGATTTATACCAAGAAGCATCTGGTTTAACCCCTTACGAGCCTCTCCTAGATTTCTCAAGGTCTGACCTGATATGTCATTTAGGTACTTGTTGACCGTGTTGACATTTCTCTGATTTTCCCTGATTAGTTTAGTCAGTCTCTCAAGCTGTTTTACTTTTTCATTATAAATCTTCTTGTTGTCATCGTATAGCGTGGTATTAGTAGTCGCATTCATCTGTTCTTGCGCATTTTCCACTTCTTTACGCAACTTTTTCCATTCATCACGCATCTTGTCAACCTGCTTCTGCGCCTGTTCCGCCCCTCCGATAAGCACGTCGATTCTAGCTAGTCTGGTACCTAAACTATTTGCCATGTCTTTGTGTTTGTTTTCCTCAAAGTTAGGCACCCGAAATGTGGAAATGAAGGACAAAAAAACGGTTTCCGTTAGTTCAACGGACACCGTTTTAAAACTATTCGCCAGCAACCTCTAAAGTGGTTTGCGGCAAACCTCTCGAGCGATATGCAGCAAACCACTTGAGAGGTTTGCTGCATTTGTTTTGACAGGCCCTACAGGCTATTGTGGAGGGGGGTGGTAAGTGGCGAAAGGGAAGAATGTACGTATATTACAATAATCCATTAACCATCACTTCCGCATACACCATCCCGAACGCTATCACCTCCGCCCAGAACAGCGGTTTGCACAACACGAAGCTATACCATAAATCGCCATTCCATACTTGTTTCAGGCGAACGCCGACATATAATATCCACGCTATCCATACAAGCAGCATCCACGGGCAGGTAAGTGCTACCCATATCTGACTGTTCAGTGCCGCTATGACGGTAGCCGCAATATGTACTGGTCTGTCCATTCCGGCTTTGAAATTGGGTGCCGCACCCACGAACAGCAACGCTCCGCACATCAAAAATGCGGTGAACTGATAACTTTCGGGGGTAGCAGAGAGGATGGCGGGCATGAGCAGGAGGGCGGTTGCGGCCATGGTGAAGCCGAACCACAGCTTATGTTCCAGCGAATAGTATGTGTCGCTAATGGAGTAAGGTATCTCCTTTGTTTTGTAAACCATCACCCCCACGTATGTGAGGATGACGGCCATTGATAAGATTATGAGTATCATTTTGTGTTCAGATTAAGTTTTTCAGGATATCCGGTTGTGTGGTCGTAGGCTTCCACTTCTTTTACGCTTTGCAGGGCTTCCACATTCGCCTTGTGTTGTGCCGTTACGTTGTAGCACTGCAGGGCGTACAGTTCGAGGGCGGAGAGCATCTGTATAGCTGTGTCGCACTCGATGGTGTAGCTTTTGTCTCCGAACCAGAGTGTAGTGGTGAGCATCTAGGCTGCCTTCTGTATCTGGGTGGAGTTCATCAGTCCTACGCGGGTGTTCTTGTCGAGCCAAACGGATTCGCCGTCGAGAGTGAAGCTGTTTACCGCGTCGCTCGTGTCGTAGCTTTCTATCTCGAATATCTTTGCGGCTTTTTCGGCTCCCAGTTCGTCGGTGGGCAGTTCGCTTACTTCTTTGAACATTTCCTCCATGTCGGAAGGAAGGCGGTTTGCACGCTTGAAATAGATGTTTGTTCCGATACGATTTATGTACAGACCTTCTGTACTGTAAATCTCTTTTTCTGTAAATTTTATCATAATGTCACGATTGAGATTGATGGTTTGTTTTTCAGTGCTGACTGGATTTCTTCGTCTTCAATGATTGAGGCATAGTCTTTTGCCGGAAGTGTGAGTGTGATAACGGAGTTGCTGTCTGTATTCTCGATAAAGAACAGCAGTGCCTCGCGGCTTATGCCGGGTTCTTCGGTTATCGTTCCCCATTCCTGCACTATGCAGGTTTCGTATTCGCGATTGATGAAGAAGTCTGCTCCTTCGGGTTTCTCTGTTTCGCAGTATGGCTTGTAGCCTTGTGCGATGATTTCTTCTTCAGCAAGTTTTCCGCCTACTTCCTGTCCTTTCTCTACTTCTTTGACGAGTAGCTGGTCGTTTTCGATTTTTGCGTACTTCATATTATTAATGTTTTTAAATGTTGCAATTAATTGTCCGTTATGCTCGCAGATATGCAGGCTCACGGAGCTGTATGGGGAGCCTCCTTTTCGGATAGCACCTTGTCGGCGGTCTGAATATGGAAGCATAGTCGTTCAGGTTTAGATATGATGTCTTGTTAGGTTTGTACTTGCTTTTCAGCACACAGACGAACCTGCCGTTCTTGTTGCGGAAATACAGCCATTCGGAAAATGTTTCCAGGACTTTCCCGGCTATGCGCTTTTTGATGTTGAAGGATGCTGTTCCTTTCATCAGGCCGAAATAGCTGTTTATGCTTTGCATGGCGTGTACGGCATTGCAATACGACGGCATCCGGCTGTATTCTTCTATCGCTGTATGAAGGGCGTGTACCGTACGGTTGGATATGTAGATACGGTTCAGCTTTACTACCTTTCCGCAGAACTTTACTCCGTGTGAGGCCGGCTGTATGTAGAATTTATCGGGATGGACTTTGAGTTTCAACCGCTCGGCTACTTTGATGAATACTTTCCGGGCATGGATTATTTCGGATGCTGTTTCTGCCACCACGCATATATCATCTACAAACCGCGTGTATTTCACTCCGGTTTTTATCATTTCCGCGTCGGCTTCGGCCATGACGAGGTTTGCGAGGAGCTGGGAATAGAAGTTTCCTATCGGGAGTCCTTTGTCGGGTGGAAGTCCGAAAAGGCTTTTGTTGGGCGGTACTTTATCCCACATTTTTATATCGGAACGTCGCTCGCAGTCTGTGGCCGGATTGTGTTGTATCAGGGTGTGAAGCAGAGAGAGTTTTTCTTCTTTATCGGGTTTGTCGTAGTACATATCGGCGTATTTCCGCAAGATGCGGTATGCGGTTTCCTTGTCTATCGACATGAAGAAGCCTGATATATCCATTGTGGCTACGAAGGCTTTCTTTGTGTATCCATCCGTTACATTACGGATATTCCGCTGTATTTGCTCGATAGCTGTAGATGCGGAGTGTCCGATACGGTTGCCGTGGCTTACGTCGCCATTGGCTTCGTGGACTTTCTCGCATATCTCGCCAAGCATCGGAGCAACGTAGTGGTGCACGATACGGTCGGTGTAGTTGGCTGCAAACACTTCTCTATACACGGGGTAGTCGAGAACAAAGCAGATGCTTGTCTGTGGCTGGTAGCCGTTGTTTATTCTGTTTATCAATTCATAAATACGCGACAAATTGAAATGAAAGGAGGCCACTTCGAGCGATGCGTGCTTGTTTTTGTAACAGTCGCTTTCGGCAGCTATCCAGGCGGGCACTTTTTCTGATAAATCGGAGGCCGGCACCACACTATAGGTGTTGTTCGTGTTGTTGTTGTTCAAGTTGCCATTGCCCATGTTCACATACCAGGCGTTGTTGCCATTGTTGCGGACACAGCTCCAGACGTTGCCGCCCAGGACTTCTGCCCTGTTAATCGAAATAGCTTGCTCACCGCAAGCACAGGGACCTTTATCATTAAACAGTTCTGCCGACATAGTTCAAGACTTTTCGGATCTGACATTCTTTATCCTCGCAAGCGAAGATAAAATATTATCGCACAAAACGTCTATTACAGACGCTTTCTCTTTGCTGCATCCTCCAAGAGCCACTATCAAGTATATCCCGAACTGCAATTCGTATGTCAGTTCTGTAGCCCTTTTATAATAGTCCATTCCGCGGACCTGGCGCATCGCGTAGCTGAAAAGTAATGCGCCTTGCTTCAGCATAGGGTCTATATATGTTCTGCTTATGACCTTATAAGCTTTGCTGTTGATTTCTATGAGACAATTATTCAGGCGTATAACGTCCTGAATAATTGGTGCATCCAAATGTTTCCTCCCGGATCTGTTCATTTCTATTGTCGCGTATTAAATGTTAATATATTTTAATGCAAAAATTGATGAGCCGTGCTCCGCACGGCTGAGATAAATCAAAAAGCGGAGGCCGGCACCACACTACAGGCGTAGTTCGTGCCGCCGTTGCCCAAGCCGCCACTGCCCATGCCCACATACCAGGCGAGGTTGCCACTGCTGCGGACACAGCTCCAGACGTTGCCGCCCAGGACTCCGGGTACACCCCGTTTTTCATAACCTTTAAGATAATTTATTAATCCTGAAATTATGCTTTTATTTGTCCAGTATGCGTATAACTCTTTCTCTCCGGCCATATATTTATTTTCAAGAGATTTGATGTAATACACAGCATGAGAGTCAGCCATATTCCAGTCGTAATTTGTGCCGGAAGTTCCCGGTCTGCTTATGTATGGGGTGATGATATACCAATAGCCGTCAACGGTAATGGCTTCCGCTCCTTTTGCGCCCGGAGAAAGGAGAGGCCGTTCGGCAGAGTTTACTCCGGTGTCGTTCATGTTTACACCGTTAGTTTTCTGCTGTTCGTACAGCCATTCAGCGTATTCAGGTTTGAAATAGTATGCGTTGTTTACTGAATTCCTGTTATTTGTATTGTACATTGCTTTCAAACCTGTGTTCTGGCCGTTTATAAAGAAAAACATATCCTCTCCTACCTGAGCCTGTGTGCCTGCAGGGTTCAGGATTTCCACTTCGGTTATTGTGCCTTCTGCTTCAGAAGATGCTATGCCGCTACAAATTGCAAATCTGTGACGAAGCCATTCGTTCTGCACATACATGGCTTCGAGGCGTTCGGCGTAATTATCCGCTATCATGGCATTTGCATTGCCGCAATTCTTTTCCATTATCCAACGTTGCTTGGAATTTCCGCTGTAAAGCTCAAGTTTGTCGTCCTCCGTTACAGTAACGCTCCAATCGGCTGCAAAGTGACTTCCTGCGGTATGTGTGCCAAGGTTTTCATCCACAGTTCCGTGGTAGTCTGTTCCTTCACCCGCACCTGTTCTCTGGTCATACTCATATACGGAATGCTGCATTGCGTTTGATGCTTTGCTTGTAGTACCGGACGTAGCGTAATATTCTCCCTGCCATGGCCAATACAATATCGTTCTGATTCCGTTACATTCCAGAGAAAAGCCTACAGGAGGAGCAATAAGTCCGTTATCAAAGCCATTCGCCACGCTTCGGTCGTTCCATTCTTTTACTGTGTAATGTTTCAGGTCTGCATCTACAATCTTGATATGGTCGTTTGTGGCTATCGCTGCAGTCTTTCCTTCACTCGTGGTGATAGTGGTCGAACGTACCGGAAGTATCAGTATTTGCGATTCAAGGGCGTATTCATCCCCTGTCGGAATAGCTGCGATTTTAGCCGGGTATTCCGACAGGATTTCCCCTACGTTTTCTACGCCTTTTGCCTCGATAGCTGCCTTTAATGCGGCTTTGCTCTCTTTTAACTTATTAAGTTTGTCTGCTGTCGTTCCCATTATATCACCTCCCCGTTTACTTCATCAAGTACTGTGTTTATATCTCCTATCGCATTGCTTAAATCCTGAGAGGTAGCGTACCCTTTCTGTTCAAGGGTTTCTTCTGTTACATATCCTTCAGGAATTTGTTTCAAAGAAGAATTGACTCCATCAACGAGTTCGTCTATCTTCTTCGTGATAGTGTTCATTTCATCAGACTGCAATACCTGTTCTCTGGTGAACGTCTTGTTTAATTTCTGTATATCTGCCATGTCATATTATTTTAATTTGTTTACATCAAGTTTACCTCTGTCGAGTATGAGGTATTTTTCTTCAGGAGGAGATATATGCTTTTTCTTCTTAATCTCACAGAATCTATACGTCAAAAGTTTGAACGTATTTAGCTTAATAGGTTTCATGATCCTGCCTCCCTTATGGTTGCTTTTGCAACTTTACTCGATACGACAATTTTAATATACTTAGGATAGACCGCATGACAAAAATCTGCATCTATTACGTCCCCCCACTTTAGTTCAATATATGAACGCCTATACTTTCCTTCATCACTTCCCCTTTGATAAATCTCCAATGTTCCTCCACTCTCCATTTCGATATGAAGATTATAGTCTGAGTTTACTTTTGTTTCTGATACAAATGATTTGCCTTCCTCATTAAATAATAATTCTCTCTGTTCCATGATATTTGTTTTTAGCAAAAATAAGTAACATACACAAAAATAAGAAGGACAAAAAAACAGCTGTATATATATCGGATAAGACTACTTTTTTAAAAGGGAATCTAATTAAAATTGTCTCACATTTTATATTTTACACCGTTTTTCAGCACTTTTTCCATTTAATCAGAAATTGTGAAACTCAAACACAACCAAATCAATATTTTTGCAATAAACAAACTACTTATCATTATGAAAAAAAACTTATTTTTTACATTGACTTTAATTTTAATTATGTGCTTGTTTACTTCTTGCGGAAGTACATATATGGCTGTTTACGATTTAGGTCTTTCTTCTGTTGAAAGCCCTTCAGACTCAAAAGATCCATTTGGTAATTCGGAAATAGTAAAGATTTCTGATGAAGTCCCTTCAAAAAATAAAAAGGCTCAGATTGTAAACAAATACAGATACACGGATAAATACATTGACATTGTGTGGTGGTACTCTACCACTCAGTTTGAATTTGAGCTGAAAAATGTTTCAGAAAAAACACTGAAAATAAATTGGGATGATGTAACCTTTATGGACTATACAGGTAATATAAGCCGGATTATGCACAAAGGAGTAAAATACATAGACAAAGATAAAAGTCAGGGAAGCATAAGCATACCCAAAAACGGAAAGCTAAACGATATTATAGTCCCTACGTCAAATGTATATTTCAGTCAGGGGTTTGGCGTTTATGTTCCTTCTGAATGGAAACAAAAATCAATCATTCCATGTTTCTACAAGAGTAAGAAAGAAATGCAGAATGATATTGACAATAAAATTTGGATAGGTAAAAAAGTACAAATACTTTTCCCGATAGAGATTGAAGGAAAGAAAAATGACTACAATTTTGAGTTTACAGTTAACGGTACATACTGATAATAAAAAAACAATGCAGCCGGGGAAGAAACGACAAAACCCGGCTGCATTTTCATTCATATAGGGTGGAAAGACAAACTACATCATCTTTTTCTCATAATTATATCGCCCACCACATTTGCCAGCACATTAGAGCCAAATCCTCTTATCCCGTCAAGTTGAGCTACCATACGTATAAGGAGGTCCAGCTTTTCTTCTATGCGGCTGTTACATGGCTGCCGGCTCTCCGTACATGCGCTTCTTGAAGTAACGGCGCACCTGAAAGTTCATATCTTTGTCCTTAAGATAGGAAACGGCCTTTTTGTAACATGAAAGAGCCATCTTTTCATTCGGTACTTCCGATGGCTTCTTGAAGCCCATATCCTCTGCAATACTGTAAGCCATGTCGCTGTAAATCATGTTTGCTGTAACACAGAGCGCATACGAATTGTAGAACGGTTTTTCTTCAGGAATACCTCCTAGCTGCTTCACCGCAGAAACAAATGTGTCGTGACCCCAGTGGAATCCCTGAACACCGTCTTCATTTATCATTGTTTTCCCAATGTTTACGGCTTCACTTTCGTCCAGGTAATTATTCCACTCTGTTGCTTCGAGGTGCGCCAGCCAGTTTCTTGCCATCTCCGGATGCACCTTTGCCAACTCGCGGAACATGTATTTTTCGGCTTCCCCGAAAATCTTCATATTTTTCACATCCTTGCTTTCTTTCATCAAGGCGTACAGATAATTGTATCTGTCTATCATTTGTTCGGTTGTCATGTCTATTTGTTTTAAATTAGTTTCTTCAAAACTTCCCGCCCTCGCGGACGGGAAGCCACTCAAACATTTTTCCTTTTCCTTCGCTTTTTTACGGGTTCATCGGCAGATGCCAGACTGAAAGCGCTAAACGCGGCTGCCTGAACTTCGTTAAGCGGGAAAGGTAGCAGTAATCGTGACCGGGACTGCAATCAGTGCGCCGCAAGCAGAGCAACCGCAACCGTTCTCATTGTAAGAGAATACCTGCGGAACTAAAGCTGTAGCTACCACACTGGTAGGGGCTGTATTTGCCGCACCGATGAAGGTTACTGTAAACTGTTCGGTCCACTGAATAGTCTTTGCTGCACATCCGTTTTTCGGAGTGTAGGTCAGAGTTACAGCTGCGTTGATAAGCGCAATGTTCTGCGTGTTGTTGTTTGTGACGCTTGCTACACTGAATACGACGGTAGCAGTAGGTTGAACGCCGTTGTTCACGCAATAAGCCTGACGCAGTTTCTTAGTGATGTTTACCGTCAGTGGCTGAGCGGTAGCTGTCGGAACTCCAGACAAAGTAATTGACTGAATCATAGTTGTGTTGTGTTTGTGTTATATATCTTTTACAGGACACCAGGCCGCCTGTATTCGGCACTTATTTCTCTTCTTTTTCTCGTGTTTCATTCTTTGGTGCAGGCTGCGGTTGTGGGTGCGACGGCTGTGCGGGCTGCTGCGGAACCTTCACCACATATTCCTCGGGTTTCTGATACGGAAGGTTGCAGTCCAGGTATTTCTTCAGTTCCACCAGGTCATTGCGGTCGAAGGTGAAAAATCCGTCGATTATGGAAAGCTTTCCCTGCTGGATGGCAGAGTCAACGTATCCGTGAGCCAGTTCCGGGATCATGTCGTCCGGAATGCGGGACACAAATTTTTCGAGGAACGGACGGATCATTTTTGTCCCTCCTAAAGATGCCAGCGAATTGATTTCATTGGAAATCTGCCATCCGGGGCCTGCGAGTCCGATTGACTTGAATAACTTCTCCACCGGAAGCATGCCGGCAGAAATACCGTTGAGCGTATTGCCCATCATAACCGGAATGACCGGCTCACCCCATTTCAGGATGACAGCGGTCAGAATCTGTGCGTTTGTCATTTTTCTGCGTGTTTGAGTTTTTTCTACAGTGCTTGAAAATCAAAAGGAAGGGGAAGACCGGACGGTCCTCCCCCGGGGCCAGTTTGGGGTTACTGGGCAGACGGACATCCGCAGCATCCATCCTGACATACGTTGCTTGACGGAATGTATGTCTTAGTGATAGCCTGCAAAGCGGCGATGCTGTTCTGCATACACTGCAGAGCAGCGGTGTTGGTACCGTTGTAAACGGCCTGCTGCATGTTGACAGCGGTCTGAGCGTCCTTGTTGGAGCGAACTTCCACTGAAAGTTCCTTGATCTGACCCTGCAAGTCCTTATAGGCTTCCACGATCTTCTGGTCAGTGTACTTGTCAGCCTTCAGCAAAGCGATTTCTGAATCCTTTGCGTTCAGTTGTTCCACCATGTTCAACTCATAACGGCTTACGGGCATGTTGTCTGAGCATACGCCTTCTGCGTTCCATCCCCAGCCATTGCGACCCAGGATGTTACCACCGTTGATACCCAAAAATGATGCGATGCCGGCTGCAGCCCCCACCGTGTTAAAATTACCTTGTCCCTGGCCGGTTACGTTGTAACTCTGGCCATCCATACCTTTGATTGTCATACTGTTTTGTGTTTGTGTTGTGTCGTGAACTATTTCCCGACATGACAAAGGTACGGACGAAGCATTACTCTGGGAATGAGTTATTTCCTAACCTCTTCCTGATTCTTTCGCAACTTATTCTGAATATTTTCTGTGTGCTGAAACGCTGGTCGAAATTGGTATGAATCTGGTTGACGGCACGCTCCGTCTTTCCGATTCGTGCAGCGATATACGACGGATTCAATCCGCTCTGAAAAAGGAAATGCACCAGCAGATAGCGTGCATCTACCGTTTCTGTGTCCTTCCTTCCGGAAAGGATCTGTGCAGACGGTATTTCCGTTTCCTCCGATACCATGCGGAGGATGGTGTTAAAAATCTCACTCTTACTCATCGTTTCTTTGTTTATCGGGCACGTCTGCCCTGTGTTTTTCTCTTGTGTTTAAAGAAACAACCTGCCGCTACCATTGCAGCAGGTTGTAATTAAGCGTAACGCCCAGAAACGGTTCTGTCTTCCCTGAAAGCCCTATCCCGTATCCGGCGCTCAGTCCTATCCCCCACCTCTTTTTTTTCGGTGCCGGTGCATTTACCACCCCCGTCTGTGTGCGTCGGTAAAACTCTGCCGACACCAGTTGCGGGCGATACCCTGAAATGACTATCCGGTAGTCGTCCGTGCGGTATTCCTTCTCTGTGAGAGGAATAATCACGTCCACGCTGTCTTTCCCTGTAGAAAGCGAATCGGAAACAACCGTAACCGTGTCCGCTATGCTGTCCGGGATGGAAGCTGGCCCGGACGGTTTCTGCGGACGATATACCGGAAGGCGTGCGGTGTCTGTTCCTGCAGGACGTTCTGACACGGGAGGAGAAACTGCCGTGTCGCGTATCGTATCTACCCTGACGGGAAGCCATACGGTATCACCCTGTCCAGACTGCAGCGACGCGCATCCACGGAAGAAAAGCGAAAAGAGGAGCGCGGCCGACAGCAAGCCTACCAGTATCCACGGGAGCTGTTTCATACGCCCAGGTATTTACAGATTCCCTGCACATGCAGCGTGACAATCTTCTGGCGGCCTTCATCCGACAGAAGGAAGTCCACATCTTCGCGATTGTCCTGGAAAAGGTTTTCCGTCAGCACGGCCGGGCATACGGTGTGCTTCAGAATATAGAAACCGCTTTCCTTGTCGCTGTCGCCGTCGGTGGTGTCCTTGCGAATCTTCATGCCTTTCAGCACCTGCTCAGCACTCTGATACAGACATTCGGCCAGTTTGTCGGCCTTGGTCTGACCTACGCTGGTCCATGCCTCCCATCCGCGTGCGGCCATCCACTGCGTGCCGCTTCCGGCAGCGTTACAATGGACGGATACCAGAATGCTGTCTTTCACCCGGTTGGCGCGTGCGCACCGTTCCTGAAGCGAAATGTCTTCCTCTTCCGGAACGAGCAGCTGCGCGTCGAGCCCTTTCTTCTTTAGCGCATCCACCACGCGGCGTGCAATGTCGCGTGCATAGGCATATTCACGCAACCGTCCGTCGGGCGACTGCTTCCCTTTGGTGTCTGCACCATGACCGTTATCAACCCAGATTCTCATGTCGTGTCTAGTTTAGTTTGTGTGTTGTGACTGTGGTTATGCAGAAGCCAGAACCCCGGCCTTTTCAAGCTCGTCAATCAGCTTGTTCAGTACGGTATGTGCATCTTCCGAACCTGTAGCATCTGTTACATGGGCACCCTGTTTTACAATTCCGGGCTTTGCTGTTGTAGCATTGGTATATGTGGTGTCTGTCCAGTTTACCGTGACATACGCTTTACCTGCTCCGTCTACTCTTACAGCATAGTTCTTTCCGCTTTCTGAAAATCCGGTCTGGATTCCTCCCAAAGCAGAGTCGCTGGCTTTCGGGAGCACATAGCTTTCACCTCCTCCGCCACCACCGGCTGCTGCGGTATCCTTGATGACCAATGCCTTGACTTTTTTCACCTCCACATCGCTCAGAAGCCGTACCTTCATGCCGGCAGGTACATTGATTTCAATTACTGAATTTGTGAAATTCACCGTATCCATTGCGACGGGTTCCATGGAGTCAATAAACTGGGAGATTGAAAGCCTTCCGCTTTTCACACCCTGAATCTGCACCATTGTACGTCCTTCGGAAGTATATTCGGCCACATAGCCTTCAGCTCCCTTCTTAAAACTGATTTCGTCCATTGTTTGTGTTGTGTTTTTGGTTTGTAACTCTATTTATAGGGATTCTCCCGGTATTCCGGAAGAATGAACTGTATGTTCACCGCTGCATCGTGCAGCACCTTGTGGGTTTGTTCCTCACTTACCTCCATTTCGTCGGTAAAATCGCAGAAGATGTTTCCTACCCAGTCGGAAGCGCTGTTCAGCCTCTTTATGGCTACGGCGCGACAGCCATTGGTTATAAACAGGGATTTGGCCATCTTGTCCTTCACTTGAGAGTCTATATCCGTATAGCAGAGAAAAAGGTTTTCGGCCAGTCCTCTGCTGAATACTGCCATTTCGCTCATGGGGAGCCGCTGCACATTATCCTTCATGCCCGACACCCCCTTGCGTTTCACTTCGAAATAGATGGAAAGGAAGGCTGCGTTACCCAGCGGGTGCGGCTGTACGATGTACACCCTGTCGGCCTTTGTCTCGTAGAGCACCTTCCACAGTTCGCCGAATACCTTTGCCGTATTCTCGCTTCGCTTGAAGCTAAGACGTTCGGTTTCCTGCTTGTACCGTTCCAACTTCATATCGTTCATCTTGTCACGATACTTCTGCGTCATTTTATTGTACTGAGTAAGAATAAAGGTACCCACGGAAACTACAGCTGCGCTTATGGCCGTCACCATTTCTGCGTCCATTCCGTGCCTCCTTCCGACTCCCCGTTATTCCATCTCTTCCGTATTATCCTTAAAAAGAGCGGCAATAGCTTTTACCACATCGTAGAAACCGCATCCGCTAAGGCCGGCAGCCAGTCCGTAAATAAGCGTTCCCCACCATTGGTATCCTTCGAGCAGAGGAGTAAGCTGAAGCGCCCATGCCAGCACGCACACCACCATACCTACCGCCACGCTCACACCGATTTTTGCGAGCTTGCTTTCTGAAATGGCAGGAATGACTTTCAGAATCTGTGTCACGATAGCCGAAATAAGTGCTACGATTCCGGTAAACGTGCCCAGGTCGATTACGAATCCGGCAGTAGAAGGTTCAGAGGTTACAGCTCCCTGTGCGAAAACGGTCACTGCAGAGATCAGCATTGCAAACAATAAAATCATCTTTTTCATTTTGTCGTCGTTTTTAGTTAAACATTTGGTTTTTGTTGCAATACAAAGTTACGAAGAGCACATTGGAGAATGAAGGACAAAAAAACGACGGTTTCTCGGCGGACAAAAACAAGAAAGGAGACAATCGCTTGTCTCCTTTCTGTGTTGATAAAACTCTCATCGAAGAAGGGAATCCCTGTTTTCCCTATCACGCCGCTAAATTACAAAAAATATTTATATCCGAATAAAACGGGTCTGTTTTTTTGATAATTGAATGCTTATTTGCACTTTAAAACAATAAAAAGAAGGACGGATGTGCAACACTTTGCTCCGCCCTTCAAGCCAAATAAAACAAACCTGCAATTAGGTTTATTTATTACAAATATAACTATTTCTTTTACAGGTATTGCTTTTTATGTAATTTTTTTCTAACTTGTGATAGCCAAATAAAATAAACCTTCTATGAACAAAATCAAGTATTCTATCTGCGTCAAAGAATTTGATTCAGGTATGTTCAGCGTATATGTGCGCTGCGAACAGTTCGGTAAAAGTATCTTAATTGATACAAACGTACATGTGTTTCACGATGAATGGGATGGTGAAAACGGACTTATTATCCGTAACCCAAATGCAAGGAAACTTAATCTGTTTATCCGTAAAACGCTTTATCAGCTTGAAGAGTATGAACTTGATTACGACGGAGAGTTTACACTTTCAAAGCTGAAGGAAATATGGGACGGGCGTGAGTCATCTAATGACTTCTATTCGATGATGGAATATCAGATAGAACACCGCGATATTCGCGAAGGAACAAAAGGAATACACCGGCGTGTGCTAAAGCATCTCAGGAAATTCTGTAAAGAATGTTCAGTTTCCGATATTACGGAAGATTATGCAAAGGGATTTATACGCTATATGCGTGAAGCCGGTCTGAATCAAACTACAATAGGTATGCATATACATGTGCTTAGGTGTTATTATAATATTGCCAGGAAATTGTTTGGCAACAAGGTCCCTTCCGGTAGTTTCGACTTCTATCATGAAAAGCTTTCAGACCGTCTGAAATATAAAATGAAGTCGCTGACTGACGATGATATTCGTAAAATTGAAAATTACATAGCACGTACCGACACTCCATCACGATTCATTGTTACACTTGACAGATTCCTTTTTATGGCTTACACCGGAGCAAGAATATCAGACTTTGCTTCATTCTCCCCGAAAAATTTCACCATAGAAAATGGGAAAATGTGGCTTACCTATACTTCCATAAAGACAAATACAGGCGTTAGGATACCTATTTCTTCTATATTCGACGGAAGAGCAGAGCAAATAATAAATAAATATCTTTACAGGCTTGATGATTTTTTCGGAATAAAAAAGGAATTGTTCAATGCCAGATTAAAAACTGCTATAAAACATGCAGGTATAGATAAGAATGTTTCAGCTCATGTGGCTCGACATACTTGTGCGTCAAGACTTGTAAACAAAGATGTTCCTGTTACTACAATACAGAAGGTAATAGGTCATAGAAGCTTAAAAATGACAATGGTATATGCACAGACAAGTGAAAGCACTCTGATACGACAACTGTCTATTTAATTAGAACAAAAGGAAAGTGAAGATAAAAATAATCTTCACTTTTCTTTTGTTCAGTTAGTTAGTTGTGGGAGGACT